GAAATGCGATCTGCCGTTGCCGTACCCGAGCGCACCCGGTACCAACGCCTGGATTTCTTATCGTAAATTCGAGCACCGTTGATGTTTCCGAACACCTGATTCGTGAAGTCATCTCGCACAAAATCAACCCAGTAGGATCGAACATCCGCATACGTCGGCAATGCCAGGGTGGTTACGTAATGAGTCTTAACATCCGCATACGTCGGAGCGCCAAGTGCCGTATCGAGAGCCGTTGCCACCTCCTCATAGGTCGGGTAGGTTGCAACACCCGAATCACCTCGTCGGTTGATAGCCGAAAGTGTTCCAGTGAGAGAGGGAACTTGGCCTGAGAACTTACGGGCGGCTCGGATACCGGCCCGGTAGAGTTCATCCCGGGAGGAGATAAAGGGGTTATCGATTGTGACACCGATTTCCGTTGCCGTTTTGCTCGCGGGAACCCCCGTCCGAATACGCTTCTTCGTCTTTGTGAATGCAACACCGTCCCCCACAATCCGGAACGTGGAGTAGCGGTTACCTGTAGTGTCAGAGCCCAAAGCAATTGAGAAATTGGACGCGGGCTCCGACCCGGTAGTCAAGGGGAGACCGACCGCACCCCGAAGCACAACATTCAAGCCGGTCGTGTCCGGATTTACGGTAACCGTGAGAGAGCCCCCGTGATTGATCCAGGCCGCGGAGCTAATCGGCAACCCATCATTGGCAACCACCGTGTAAACCGAGGAAGCCGAGTAATCTTCAGCCACGAACGTCTGCATGACAGGCTCTTCAATGGAGGACACCGACGCCGACAATTCCAGTGTGTACTCTGCCGTCTCCCCCGCGTTCACGTTCATGACCTGAACTTCCGGGTTCCAGCCCCCCGGCGGGTACACAAGTTCCCCCGTAATAGCCCGGTTGTTGTACTCGTAGACTTCCACCGCCTGAGCAAGGGTTTGTGCAGAGATGTCCCGACCCCGAGAAATGTCACGACCGCGAGAAGCGATGCGAACCCGAATAGGGCGGAGGAGGATGATCCCCGAGACCAGGGAGATATCACAGTCTTGTGCCGCCGCCATTTGCTTCAGGTAAAACCAAAGCTCCCCATTCCAGCCGGGGAATACTACGGATCTTGACGCAATTGTGTCATCAATGAACAGATCGGTTGTAATGTTCGCAAGGCCCAGGTAGTATTCGAACGCACCGGCCAACGTACCGACGAAGGGCTGAGCCTGAATCCCGTAGACGTTGAGAGCCGCCAGCCGGGAGTTGCAGGTTACGGCCAGAGTTCCCGAATCATCCGTCCGGTTGACCCCCGTCACCGTTCCGACAGTGAAGCCTTTGCGAGAATCCGTCAACGTAACCGGCAGGTCAAGCAGGATATCTGGGCCAAACTCACGAATGGCGTTATTGCCGGTGTTAGCCGTGCCCCCGGGTGCGTAGGGGTCAGGCGAGGGAATCGTAAATGTGATCGAGCCGACGCTACCCGAAGAATCTCCTGCCGCCAACGGGGTCGCCTGTTCGTCCACTGAATAATCCGTGGCTTCAAAGACGTAAGTGCCTAGCTGGATGCGGATGCCCATTATGACAAATACGACCCAACCTCGCGGAACGAAGCCGCGAACCCAATCTGCCCGCCGTTAACACCCGTGTTTGCAATCCACGTCGGCTTCCCGGAAAAGCGAACGCCGCTGTTACCCATGCCGCCGATCCAGGGACCTTGAAGGAGAGCCGCCATCTTGGCCGAAGAGTAACCGCCGTAAGGGGTCTCGCCGTAAGGCTCAAGGCCGTATCCGAGCCCTGTCGTGTTGATATCTTCGTTGGCAATCAAGCGCCCGATAAGAGCCGTAGCCGTAACCGTTGCTGCGCCGCTGGAAGTCTTACCTAGCCAAATCCAGACGCCGGGAATTCCCGTGAACTGATCGGCCAGAATCGACGTATCAGCAACACCCTTGGGGGTCAGCGCGACTGCCGTACCGACAACGCTTGCGCTCTCTTGTGGAGAAACGAAGATGCCGCCCGAACCCGTGGCAGAGTAGAACGCCCCGAGAAACAGCGTGTAGCCGGTGGGGATGGGGATGAACGTCGCGTCTTCAACACCGCGGAATCCCGAGTCTGTGTCCACGAGGTTGTAGTAAGCGCTCGTGATCGGCAACCTGTTCGTCTGCCACCCGGACGTGGATACCCCTGTCGGGTCCAGCCCGTAGACCATCGACGCGCCTTCGTCGTCAACTGCCATGCTAGGGTCCGCGATTCGCGCGGGGAGCACGTTCTGATTGTAGGACAATGGATCCAACAGGTAAATCAGACCACGCCCGTAGGTACCGTCAGCGTAGGATTTGAGAAGCTGAGCCACTTCGCGAGACGACGACTCCGGCCATTCGAACGAATAGACCTTGTGAGAGCCCCAAGAACTTACTTCATATCCGCCACCGTTAAGAAGCGTCCCGCCAGCGCTCCAGGCTTGCGGGGACATGTCGGCTCCACGAAGGGGCGTGGGGAACCAGTTCGAATATTCCAGGGTCCCGATCCACAGGCACCGCCGCGGGTTATAGGCCATTAGAAGGCTCCCTGAGCGGTCTGAGTGGCGTACTGGGAGGACGCGGTTTGCGCTACAATCTTTCCGTCAACCACGATGAACTTCTCCATTACTTGACCGATCTGCTGAATGCTCATAGCGCTCAGATCCACCGTCTGACGACCCAACCCGCGACCCTGAACGAATCCCCCACCGGCATACCCGGACCGCCCCGGAGAGCCCTTCTGGAGGCGTCCCAGGGAGTCCGCATACGGAAGACCCGTTCGCTGGTTGACCTGTTCCTTCGGCACAACGTACTCGCCCCTGTGGACGATACCGGCAGGGGCGTACTTGGGACCTTGACCCGTGAAGCCACCTGTCGCATATCCGCGCACCTGGGAGAGCTTTCCGCGGAGGGCGGAGATAGCGGCGTCCTGTTCGGCGGCGGCAGCAAACAAGCGTTCGGCTCGGGCTGCGGCGGCACGTCCTTCCCGGAGCGCAATCTCGGCTTCCAACTGCTTGATAACACCTGAGACATCCGCGTTGGAAGTGATAGGTACGTTGATGCCCCCGCCGATTGCGTTCTGTGCGCGGGCGCGGAATTCGTTAAGGGCCTGGAGAGCGGGATTAGCATCCGCGGTGACGGTGATGTTTCGCGGGATGCCCTGGATGGCTACCTTCACGTCATCAAATGCGACGGCGTACTTTTCAACTTCCGCACGAGTAAATCCAAGGGTAGTTGCCTGATTGATAAAGTCCTGTCGAAGTTCCTCTGTCCGCCGGGCCAATTCATCCGAAGAAAGCCCCGATGCGGCAAGGGCTTGAACATGGGCCTGGTACTGCTGAACAAGTCCCGTGATTGTCGTCCGGTTGGCAATAGCGGCCTTCGAGTTCCCCGTAAGGGTTTTGCTGTTCTTGCTTTGCTCTTCGGTTACCTGTGCAGTCTTATCCGCCAACTCTTCCTGGAGTTTAGCGATATTCGCCTGGATAGCTTCCGCCCGTGCGGTGTCCCCGTATTCGACGGCGATGCTGAGGAAGTATTTCTGGATGTTCAGATCCGAGTTAAGCCCTGCGATATCCGCCTTGAGACTCCGAATGGTTCGGGCGGACTCCTCAGCGGCTTCCTGCATTGAGATAAACGATGATGTGATCGTGTCCAGGGTGGATTGCCCGGAGAACCGAATCTCAAACGCGCGGCTCCAGATACTTGCCAGGTCCGTTGCATAATCCGTAAGGGTACGAACCTCCGCCGCAGCACCCGCAGCCGCACCTCCGACGTTCCCCATCGAAAGGGCGGACTGGTCAAGTTCCTCATCGAGATCCCCGAAGACTTCAGTGCCCTCGTAGACCGCGTTATTCAGACCGTACGTTTCTTCCGTTGCGTTCCGGTTCTGCTTGCCCCAGCCGTTAAGAGCCTCTCCAGCCTCGCGAATTTGCTTGGCACCGTTCTTGAACGCAGGGAGAACCGACGCACCTTCAAGGAAGGACCCAAGACCTGCAAGAACATCTCCAGCCCACATCGCCGTGGAGCCAACATCCATAAGCGCTGCAACAACGGCACCGAGTACGGCGAGAATAACCGTCGCCCTACCGAACGCTTTCATTGCAGCGGACAGGTTCCATGTAGCCGCAGCGCCTCCTACCGTGGCGGCGGTGTAGATTCCCATAGCGGAAGCGAGGCCCATAACACCCGCCCGGAGCCCGATGCCTCCAACACCCGCCGCGTTCAAGGCCAACCACGCCGCTGTAGTGAGGGCCAGACCACCGCGAAGAGCCGCGAAGGTTGCAACCAGCCCCGCCACAACCCCGGCAAGAGTTACAAAATACTGCCCAAGCGGGGAGGATACAAAGCCTGCAAACTGAACAAGGAGGGTCGTGGAGATATCAAGCAGGGACTTAAGGGCCGGGGCAATCTGTGAGCCCACCGCGGCGGCGGCATTAGTGATCGCATTGATGAACGTGCCCCACTTGGTATTGAGGTCATCCAGAACAAGACCGTAAGCCTCGCTCATGTACGTACCCTCGCGCCATGCAGCGGACGTGTCCCCGAGGATGTTCCTGTACGCCTGGTAGTTGATGACCAGGGCTTCGATAACACGGCGGTCACGAACGTTACGAACGCCCAGGGCATCCAGGTTCAGGGAAAGGTTAGAGACATCCCCGGCCAGACCCTTAAGAACATCGTTGAATGTTCCACCTGCATCACTCTTCCAGGTGAGCCCGAACTCAGCCGCCGTCTTGTTCGACACGGTAGCGAAGTTCTCAAGGGACTTTCCGCCCTCTTGAACGGAGCGGTCAATGTTCGTGAAGATGCGGTTAAGGGCAGAACCGGCACCTTCAACGTTGATGTTACCGAACGATGCAATCGCCGCACCCAAAGCCACAACCTGATCGGTGGCAAGGCCCGCACGGGCGGCAGGAAGTGCAAGAGCTTGCGAGAACTTAAGAACTTGCTCTTCGGTCGCAACAGAGATGTTACCTGCCCGGAGGATCGCGGAGCCGAGGTTCTCGTACTCTTCCTGCGGAATCTTAAGGTACTGTGCGAGCCGACCAAAGCCCGTAGCCGCAGCATCCAGCGATACGCCCGTGGTGGAGGCAAACTTTGCCACAACCTCTGAGAACGACGCAAGCGACTCTGCGGGGATGTTTAGCGCGGCACCGAGCGATGCGATGCCCGAGAGGTCTTGGAACGTACGGGGAATCTCAGTGGATAGTGCGGTAAGTTCAGCCCGCAACGCCCCGATTTGATTCGAGGAGCCTTCAACGATACGCTCAACTTCAGTGAACGCCGCTTCTTGGGAACCGAACGCAGCCGCAGTTGCAACACCGACCGCCGTGATTCCCGCAGCCAGGGTAAACATCGTCTGCGCGACATCGTAGTTCGCGTACCGGACGGAGTTTAGGGACTGAGCATATCCCTGATTGGTTTTAGCACCTTGTGCGGTGGCCTGGGAATACCGGTTTATCGCCTGGGTATTCTGCTGAAGGCCCTTCTCCGTGATTTTACCTTCACGGTTAAGCCGGTCCTGAGCGTCGGATACCCGGTTGAGATCGTCAATAGAACCCTTAGCGCCTTTTGTGGCGAGTTGGATTACAACGTCCCAGTTGAAATTATCCGCCAAAGCCCCGCCTAAAGTCTACAGTATCCTCATTCTAGTTTATCAGGCTAAGCCTTCTCCACAATGGAATTCAGCCACTCCCTATAGCTTTGGTACTGCTCCACTCCGTCCACCTTCCGCCGCGTAAAGATATCGGGCACAAAGTATTCTCCCGGCGTCGGCTTGTACTTATTCCCGGAGGTGGCAATGGCTTTTGCAGCTTCAAACTTGTCGATCTTTTTGTTGGCATTTATCTCAACGTAATCGTCATCATGAATCCAGCGCAAGATACCATGCTGGTCGGAGTAGTCCTCGATTGTTTGAAGCGCATCCGCAAGCAAATGATCCCACGAAGTCCACTCATCTCGGTCTCCTGTAGGCATTCCTGTAAACGGGTCTCGGTGCCCGAACCAGTCGTCCCGCATGATTACGGACGTAGGACGCTTATGCCACTCTTTACTGGCCCTGATTGCCGGAACGTAGCCTTTGCTAATTCCCGCGGTCAGAGCCTCAATCAAAAATCGAGGTCTTGAACCGCCGACTCAAACCCGGACTTAGCACCCTCTGAGAGTTCTCGGATAGCGGCTTCAACCGCGTTGATCGCAACATCGGGAGCACGACCGCGGAACAGCTTCGCCTCTACTTCGGTGAAGGTTGTAACCGCACCGTCCGGACGCTCCAGTTTCTCGATGAACAGTGCCCACGACTTGTTGGCGTATGCCTCGTCGCCCTCGGGGTTAGGCTTGGGGCGACCCAGGAAGTCCGTCTCCTCCGGGAAGTCAGCCAGTACCGCATTCAGAACGTCACGGCGCGTGTCACGGTCAACACCCTTGAGGTGAACTGTGTAGAAAAGGGGCTTGAACTCCTCCATGAACTTCTCACGGAGCGCTTCCAGTTCTTCGTTACTAGGGTCTGCGGCAAGCCCCCTCTCCAGCTTCGAGAGTTGGAACATCCGCTCCTCATCGAACGACACCTTAACGGTTGTCGTCGGAAAGGTGCGCCCAGCCAATACATCAGCCAAGTTGAAAGTCTTAACGTCGATTTCTTCAGCCATATTTCTCTCCTCCAATTTGGAAAACCCCCAGCCCCGTAAATTCAGGAACTGGAGGTCTTCACCTCAATCTCTAGTCTATCAGGATTACGTGACCGTCACCGAGACCGTAGCGGAAGTGCCCGCAGCGTCATCGTAAATGGTGATCGTTGCGGTGTCCAGGGCTACGCCGGTAACCTCATAGAAGCCACCCGGGTAAATCTGAACAACATCGGGGTCGGAAGTCGTGAACCGGAGGGCGTTCGTGTAGTCACGGCTCTGGACGGATGCGCGAAGACGTGCCTTATTTCCCGCAACCCAAGGAGTAGTGGCCGGGACAATCGCGGTGATCGTGTGAGCGCCGACAATCGTGTAGTGAGCGAACTCACCCTTTTGGAGGTACGAAACCGTACGGCGCTTGGACTCGCCCGGAGTAAACGGGTTGTCCTCGCCACCAACTTCAACGCGGTAAGCGCTAACGAAGTCGCCATCCGCTGCGGCCTGAGTCGTAGGCTTGTCGCCGTCGATTCGGGTGGCAATGTCGTTAAGCTCACCAGGGGTGTCGGTGAGGTCATAGATGACACTATGCATGTTCGAGTTGTCATCGTACTCAAGCGGGTAGTAGAATGAGATCGACCCGCCGAAGTTGTTCTGTCCGAACTCCTCGTAGGATGCGGAATCTGCAAGGCTTGGCTCGTTGAGCGTCTCGGAAGCCTGAGTGTTAAAGTCCCAATCATTCCAGCTAATGCTCTGTGAAGCGGGCTGAACTCCGGAGGTGCCGCCCGTGTTGTTCAGCTCCACCGCAAGGGGGACAGCGATATTTGTAATACCGAGAGTAGAGCCACCGGAGGGTCCAACATAAACCGTGACGTTAGAGGCGTTTCTATTGGACGGAAGCTTCGTGTAGTCAATAGGCATAATTTATCCCCTAGGCCGCAATCTCGTAGTTCCAGTTGACCCGGCTGCGGTTGGCGAAGGTCTGGTTCATCCTAATATTCTCGCCAGTCCCGAGAACGTCCATGCCCCAGTCGGTAGAAACTTCCGCCATCTTGATTCGATCTCCCGCGTCGAAGGGCTCATCCTCGTCCTCGCCAACGGAAAGGATCGCGAAGTAGTCGATGCCCCGCCAGGCCAGAAGCGAGAAAGCGAGGTTCGCGGAGTTGAAGCCGTCTGCGGCGAGAACGGAGTCTGCATCATCCCACGGGAGCAGTGAGCGGAAGAACTCGAAAACGATGTCCGGGTTTTCCGACATACGCTCCTGGTTGCCCGCTGACTGGCAGAAGGAGAGCGATTCGTCAAGCTCCGGGTCACCGAGGGAGAAGGTCGTCCCGTCCTGGTTAAGAGCACAGGTCAGGTTGAAGATCAAACCACTCGGGTCGTTCGAGGAGTTAGCGTTCATCTCCGCGGCGGTGGGGTTCTCCCAGTCCGCAAAAGCAAGGGGGTGAGCCAGGTAGAAACGATATACCTGATCGCGGGACAATCTCTGGAGAGCCAAATTAATCTTCCTCTACCGTCTCGGAGTCCTCAGTGGTCTCGTCGTCTTCTACAATCTTGGACTTCCACAGTTCCGAAACATACGGCTTTGCGTCCCGTTCAACTTCAACGAGAATTCCGTTGTTGATTCGCGGGTTATCGAAGAGCTTACGGCGGATCAATCCGACCTCGCCGGTTTCGATGTTTCGTACAGCAATTTTCTCAGTCATCCTAATACCATTCTATCAGTATTCAAGAACTCGCATCTACTTTAAACTGATACATCAGCCCAAAGGAGGCGGGCGTCTGGTAACACTCGGTTGCGCCATTGCTACTTGTAATCGGGAACATCCCGCCCCCAGGACGCTTACGCAAAGTCCCTGACCACTCAAACGCCGCCCCCAGCAGGGCCGCGCGTACCCGGTTAGCAATTTGGCGTGCAATCTTAGGTGTCGGACCAATAGCCTGCGTGTAGATAGGGATAACGTAATCATCCCCCAAAGGTCCTGCCATAGCACGGCTTCCCTGTTGCTGGGAGTCACCAAACTGGACCGCCACGTAAGGCTGAATGTCCCCGGCGCTGTTCCGAAGAACTGTTTGGGAGTCCGGGATAGATTGCTCGATGACCGGCTGGGCAATTGCGTCGTTCAGGAAGGCGAGGATATCCTCTTGAATAGTCTCTTCGGAACTAGGCATTCCTTACCGCCTTGTCGATTTCTTTCCGCAGGTCATCGAAGACTTCCTCTGCGGCATCGGTAAGTGCGTACATAGCTTCGATTCGAGAGGTCCCGAGTTCCTGGAAAACCGTGTAGAAAGGCCCGTCATCGTAACCGAACCGGCCCACGAATTCGTCCTTGCTGTTCTCCAGAATCGAGTGATTTACGGAATCCAGCATCGCTCCGGTTTCAATACGACCGCGCTTGCCGCTCTTAGCCGTTCCGCGAGTTTCAATGTAGTTCTTGGTAATGCGCTCCCCGTCTTCAAGAGCTTCAATCCCGGCTTCTCGTACCCCGCCTTCGAGTTTGTCCACCTTGGCGTTGAACCAAGCTAGTATCGCCCCCCGCATGTTCTCACTCACCGTACTCCTCCAGTCCGAAGGGAGAGAGTCCGTATCCGTCTGAATCAAACGCAACGTCACCGTCAAGCGCCAGTTCAAACGTGCGAGAAGCGGCAGAGGCCCCTTGCAAGTCACTCGTTACCGTAAATATCAAGCTCTCAAGCGCTACGTTCGGGGCAGACTCCACAAAGACTTTGCAGCCTTTCTTTACACGACCCAAAGCGTGCTGGGGGATCTGAAGGCGAACCGCGGAAATCGTTGCGGAGTTAGCCTGAGACTCGCCGCCGGAAAATACGCCCCAGCGCACACCGATCAGCCTTGCCCGACCGTCCTCATCGCCCACCGGGTAAATGACCGGCTCTCCCGTGATGATCCACGTCGCGGTATCCACGTCATAGGTTTTCGTGACCTGCGAGGGGTCTTCGATGCGAACTCGTGCGGTCTGGTATTCGGGAAGTGTGGAAACCTCTGCGATCTCATCAGCAAAAGTCTCAGGGAATTGATACGCCACTCAGCACACCCGTCCCCCGGTGTAGTAGCGGCCCCACTCAGGCATCGTAAGCTCGGGGGTCACATCGCACGTATTACCCATCGAAACAATGTCGAAGTAATCCGCGTCTGCCGCGTCATCAGCATCCGCCCGGTCGAAATAGAACTGCGCCGTTGCGCGGAGATCCGCCGCCCTTTTTGTGAGGTCGGTCGCCAAATCGAAGTCTTTTGTACTCTTCGAGAGTTTAGCCGCAGCACCTGAAAGCTGCATGTAGTAGTAGCCAATGGCGCGGTTTACTGAGTCTCCTCCAAGGGCCAGGAATCCCTCGACCTCGATATCCGAAAGTTCCGTGTAGTCACCGTACCCTGCCTCTACCGGGTCAAGATCCACGTACTCTAGGTCCGGGTAGGCCGCACGGAACATGCCGATCTTCGTAGAGAAGTCGGGAGGGGTGACCCCGCGATTAACCATTGCTCTCCTAAAGTCTTCTATTCTAGTTTATCAGCCGAAGTCAAAGGGAAAGCCCCCTAGGAGACATAAGCCTACAACTAGGGGGCCGTAGCCGAGTCGAGAGGGAGGAGTTCCCGGCTACGTTTGCGGGCTCGAAAGCCCTTAACTCCAGTTTATCCTATGCCCGGTACAGATTCTTGATGGCTTCCACCGCAGGCTTAGGGGTCCGGACCCAGTTGGAGGTGTTCTCCCAGAGACCGAAGTACGCCTCGTGCGGGTTGGAGGCTCCGATGTTCGGGCGGTCAAGATCCACGTACAGGATTACATGCGTGATCTGCGGCCAATCCTTACCCAGATCCCGGAGGAGTCCCGTGATTCGAGTAGCCTGACCCTGATAGGAAACGCCGCCCTCGCCGCTGTTAGGGCCTCCATCGCTACCACCGCTTGTACGAGTGCTTGCGCCTGTCTCGGTCATCCAGATCATCTTATTCTGCTGACCATACTTTTTCAGGATCGCGTACATATCGTTCGTTCGGCTGTAGGCGCTCTGCGGTGCGTAGTCATGCCACGACAGACCGTCCGTGACATCTCCGAACCCGAGCGCGTAGATGCGGTCAAGCCACGCCTGCCATCCAGACTTGTAGACGTTCTCCGAGCCGCCAATGACCTTGTAGTTCGGGTCGATGGACTTAATGACGGGGTACGCCGCCTTTGCCATGTTGACGTAGTGGACTGCGGATGCATCGTTACCGTTGTACTCGTTGTGATACTCGAACACAACTTCCTCAGGGGTAAGACCTTCATCCTTTGCCGCCTGCACAAGGTTCCGGGTGTGCTGGGCGTACTGGGATGCGGTCACACTGCCGGGGTTCGAGCCCAGAGAAATTCGCAGAAGAATCTTGAAGTCGAAGGACCGTAGACGCCGCAGAAGATCGCGGGCACCTTGGTATGCGTTACCGCTTGTGTAGCCGATACCCTGTCGGTACCACATAGAACCGGGCGTAAGGGCACGGAGGTTTCGAAGGTGAGCATCGTCCTGGGGGCCTGCATCGCCGTTGATTCCAATGCCCAGGATCGGCAAGCCGGGAACTTCATCCTGGGGCTGTTCGGGCTGAGGATCAGGGTCGGGATCGGCGGGGGGTGTAGTAGCGGTTTGTGTTTTCGCCTGAACCGTCTCAACGGAACCATTCGGAAGCGCCTGTACGGAGAATGTGTAGGTCGTGTTGGGCTTCAGATAACGGAACTGGCGAGATGAAGTGCCTGCCGGGTCGGTAGTAGACCATTCGGAAGACTCGCCGCCTGCCGCATCCCGGCCCACAAGGTATCCGGTAGCACCTGGAACCGCCGTCCAACTTACCTCTACTGCGGCATCTGAAATAACCCGTGCCTGGGGGTTAGTAAGGACGGGCTCAGGATCGGGTTCCGGCTCGGGGGTAGATTCAAGCTCCGCGATACGGGCCTTCAGCGTTTCGATCTCATCGTTAAGCGGGTCGGTCTGGGATGAGACGTAGTTTTCTACGATGGCTTGAATATCTTCAAGGTAGGTCATATCACTCCTTCAAGTCGGTGTGGGGTCGTATTGCTTGTCCGTGGGTCCTATGTTCGAAAGCATCACATACTGTCGGTCCTGATTACCGGAAACGGATCTAATCTGAATAGGAGAATCGACGCTCTCACCGCGTCCTGTGCGGACAGTAACCTTACCCGGGCGGACATCCACAAGTTTCTGGAATTCCCCGGCAGGCGCATCGTACGTGGTGACAATTCCGCCTACTGTGACGGTTACCGTATCGGGCTTCGTCAGGTAAGTGAGGATCTCCACCTTCTCACGGACAGGTGAGCGGTTACCGCGGGACGTGTTCTGATTCATGAGAATCTGTTGATCGGGGTTGATGCTTGCGTTCAAGAGTTGGTTGCGGTAAGAAACAATGAGGTGGTCCCGGAGGATTTCAGGCTTTTGCCCCGTCTTCCACTCGTAGATTCCCGCGGCGCTGATTTCCAACGCGGCGGTTCCCCGCATAACGGACGGCACGAAATGCCCACCTTCAGTCAGGTCATTCCACGTCACGCCCTGCACTACGTCCGCACCGTCGCTAATGGCTTTCGCAAGTCCTGCTCGGAGCGCCTCGGTATTGTTGGCTTCATCAAACCACGGGCCGTACCCTGTGCCGGGGCGGATGTTCTGAGGTTGGACACCGAACAGGAAACGCCCTGCCGCCTTGTAGGTAGATGCGCTGCCTGACGCTTTGATAACGGCGGGGTCGGTACCAACGCTCCAGGCTCCGGATGCGTACGCGGGGCGGGACTGAATGTCGGAAACTGAAGGAGAGTTGTTGTAGACGTGGATGAAGGTTACGGTCTTGCCCGTCGCCGTCTTAAGTTTTCCGGCCAGGTCCGCCCACCACGCACCCGTACGACCGTTCGCCTTATAGGACCCTACGACAACCGAGCCGTCCGGGAGATCCCAGGTGTTCCGTGTTCGAAGAAATGAGGCTACGGTGTTGACAAGAGTCGTCGTAGGCATCGCGGTCGGGTTAGAGACGTTTGCAATAGAACCGTTCGTATCAATCATCGGCACAACGAGAAAGCCGGGGAAGTTCGCGTTGGCTCCGTCCCGGAGCGCGTTATAGAAGTTCGAATGACTCGTTGCCGTGGACATGAGGTTTACGAAGAACCCGTCGCGGAGATACTTCTGAGCACTCCGGATTTCCTCTGCCGCAGCGGCACGTCTCCAGTCTCCCGCATATGGTGCGTTCGTTAGGGGTCGATCCCGCAAACGTCCGCCGGTAGAAGCGTGAATACCGCCCTCCCCATCTCGGGTCAACCAATTCCGAGCGTAGTAGTCGGTTGCGGGGTTGCCATTTTCAATGCTGGGAGGGAAGAGCGGGAAATAGTGATCCAGCCACTTACGTTCCGACGTTGTTAGTTCTCCGGGATCGGCAAAGAAGGGGAGCCCTGCGCTTGGCTCTGCGGCGGGGACGGGGTTTGCTTTTAGTTCTGCAATGCGCTCTTCAAGCTCCGCGATCTTCGTGCGGGCTGTACTGAGTTCTACGCCTTGACTCGCAAGGGATGCGGTAAGGGCGTTTCGCTCTGCGGTCAGACGTGAAATCTCCGCCTGACGAGTATCCGCAACTACTTCCGCTTCGTCCGCCCGGCGCGTCTCCTCGGCAAAAGCATCGTCATAGATTTTACGTCGTGCGGCTTCTGCGTCCTCGTGGATTCCCATTACTCCAGTTTAGCGCAACAGGCCCAAAGTGTGTTCTAAAGCGGTGGGTCAGGCGGGGGCCATGAGCGGGCGTCGGTGCTGATGGAAGTGCAGATAACCGCCCGCGATGTACATCTGGCCCGGACCGCGAATTGCCATCGCGTCGAGCAGGATGCACGGCCCGCCGACGTACGGGATGGCGAATAGCCCGTACGTCGTTCCGCCGCCCGTCGTGTCGTTCGCCACGCAGTAATAGACACCCGTGGCAGGGTCCACAGCCCCGTAGAGGGCCCTCCGATAAAAGGCGTCGCCGCGGATGCCCACCGTCTGACCGGACGCGGAGTATCGGGGGAAGGCGCTCATGACTGCCGTCGTCCCGTTCGTTACCGACTGGATGTAGGCGTTCGGCTGAACGGCTTGACTGGTCGGAAGTCCGCCGATCTGCCGACCCACGTCGTCAGCAGTAAATGCCGCCGTGGCAGACGTGAAGGTCGTCTGCCCGCCTGTGAATACAGCGTCGGTCACGACACGCGGTGTGCGCGTCGGGAACGGGACCGGAGTGAGGGCGTGCCAGTCGGAAGACATAGACTGGAATGCGAGGGTCTCGCGGTCCATAACGAGCACGGTTGCGAATGGCCCGTCACATGCGAAGTACACCCATTTCTCATCGAAGCTGATCTGCACGGCCTGATAGTTGGCCGATGCTTGCACTTCCGACCACGTTGCCCCGTTATCGACAGAGCGCATGATCGCGTACCCCTGGCCGTCCCCACCACAGAGATACAGGGTGTCCTCAGCGAACGGATCGCGCGCGACTGAGTGATGGTGGCGGGTGTTGAATCCCGGCTGCCAGGAGACTTCCCATGTCGGACCGCCGCTGACCGCGGACGCGGCACTCACTCGCCACAGCTTGGGCCGCTGTCCCGTGGGGTCGGCGTACTCGCCCGCGTAGAGATAGCCGCCAACCGTGTCGGCGAAAAACGCGGTCGGGAATCCCGCCGATCCGCTCGTCATCGTCAGGCCCGTGTCGGTCCACGTGAATGCCGCGTCGCGCGTGGTGAGAGGCGATCGCCACACCTTCCCCTGAGCCGTGATTGCGAAGTTGTACCCGTTGAACCGGACGATTTTCAGGACGGTTCCACCGGAGGCCGGAAGGCCCTTAGCTGGGCTAAACGTGGCCCCGAAATCATCCGACGCATAGAGATCAGAACCGACGTAGAACATCCGCCCGTCCTCGGGCGAGTACCCGATGCACTGAACGCTGGTACTCGTCCAGAGCGTCACGGCGAAAGGGTTCACAGCCGCGTCGGTCACGCGGGGGGCGAGGGGCTCGACAGCCACACCAATAGTGGCATTAAGGGCCACAGCCGCATCAGACGCGGGATCCTCAATCAGCGACGTAACCGAGGTGTCAAGGGCGGCGTCCGTTACGATGTCCGCTGGAATTGCCGCAGCCAACGTGTTCAGAGCGGTATTCAACGTCACGTCATAAGGCTCTTGGCCTCGCGTGGGGACTGTGATGGAAACCACTCAGAAGATCCTTTGACTATGCATGCGGATGAGCCCCGTAACTTACGGCTTACGAGAAGTAGTCGGAGGACTTAAGCTCGGTGACCAACGTGTTCAGGTACGTGCGAACGGCTGCAAGGTCCGCGAAAGAGGCAGGGACTGCGGTGAGGGCTGTAACGTCTCCTGCTGCGACTGGGACGGACCCGATTACTGCGAAGGGTTGTGCGTCGGCCTGGAAGTCTGCTGCGTCTCCGCTAACGAGGGTGATGGGCTTGGGGGAAACCATTGGGGCTCCGATCTAGGTGAGCATGCTTACTATCAATCTTATCAGTTACTCGACGTTCTTCCAGGTTTTCCGGTTAACAATGAAGTACATATTGGTTAGGGTAAGAGAATACTCAATCGCCAGGTCCGGGAGTCTTTCTCCGGCGGTGTGACGCTCCCGGATATTACGAACGTCCTCGGCAACCAGACGCACACGTTTCTTGGGCCGTTCTACCCCGAGTGGAAGGTGAGACCACGTTTTACCTGATATAGCATCCGAGATTGTTGTTAACGAGGTTCCATACTTTTCAGCTAGTTCCGAGATTTCCCCGCGAGCCCCCGTGTAGATCTTACGAAGTTCCGCAACAACTTCTCCGCTCAGAACTTTTGACGGGTGTCCATCACCCCTAATCTGTTCCGAAAACTCAGGTCGCTTTCTTCCAAGCGTAGTTCCGTCCACTCCGCCCACGGAGATGTTCAAGAGGCTGTCGAGCCCGTATCGGGCAATCACCCTCCGCTCTGCCTCATCCAAGTCTTCAAGAGCCGCTTCCTCCAGCACCTCCGCCTTGATATTGTTCGGGGCGTGCTTTCGAATCCAATGGTAGACCGGGGTTTTAGTTCCGAATCGAGCGTGGCACCTATGGTTTGTCAACCGGACATTCAACTCCTGTGCCGTCTGCCCAACATAGCGCACACCGGCCTCGGGGTGGCAGATGCAACTCAGCCCGTAAACAATCGCCATGCGGAACCCCTCGATTCAACCGAAACTTCAATTCACCTAAGCCTATCACACCTTAGACGCAGAAAACCCCCGCCTTGTGAGCGAGGGCTTCTGTTGGAAAAGGGGCTTAGAGTTAAGCGCCCGCTCCAGTACTCCAGACGACGAAGTTTGCAAACCAGAGCAAACCCGCGAGAGGATAGCGAATTTCCATCGAAATGTCGTCAACCTCATAGGAGGCGAACGGGTGGAGGACGCTCGAACCGTTGACCGGCTGGGCGTTTGCCTTGACCCGAAGCTGGGGAGCCTCGTGACCGCGCAGACGACCAAGCTCAAGCACCGGGCGACGAACTCCACCGGGCTTCGGGAGGAGGTACCAGTTCGTGCCGGTAACGTACTCCGACTCGATAACAGTAACCGTGCCCAGACCAAGCTCCTGCGCCGAGAGAACGAACGAGCCGTCCTGGATCTCGATGATGGCCTGGCTAAGCAGGAACTCCACCGCGGGTCCGGTACCAACCGGGACGATGATGTTCACGCCGTTGGACGAACGACCCACGAGGCGACCGTTGACCGTACGCTGCGAAAGCTCGAAGATCGCCTGAACAATGGCGTCCTTGCTGATCGGAGCGTTAGCGGGAACAGTGGCACCCGTATAGGTCGTGCCGCCGTCAAGCTGCTGACCAGCACCGACACCGTTGATGAGAGCCGAGTAGACTTCCCACTCTTCCGTGTCGAGCATCGTCTGGATCATTTCGCCCGGGATCTGCGAGAAGAAGTCAGCGGCATTGTCGTTGACCTGCGCTTCCCATGACCACGCCACGCCGAACCCTCGCTTAGCCAGACGACCGTAAGCCGACTCAACCGAGCCAACCGTCGCGTAGGGGTACTCCGAGAGTTCCGGAACAATCGGCGCGATGCCCTCGGGGTTGTTCAGACCCGCGATGCCCTGACGCTCAAGACCCTCGAACTCGCCAAACAGGCCGGTAAGGACCGCGGGGCGGAAGTCGGGAAGGGTCCGAACCCCGGCAATCTGGCTCCACGTACGGGGCAGACGGTCGAACTGGGGCAGAACCTGGAGGTTCGTGAGGTACGCCGCATTCCAGACCGCATCCGAGGTGGAGATGGTCTCAGCGAGCGTAGCGTTCGCAACACGGTCACCGCGCAGTGCGGCTTCCATGAGCGACTTGACCTTGGCAACCTTAGCCTTGGTGACATGAGCACCCGGCTTCAGGCGGTTGTCCGCGGTGAACGGGTCCTTGTATTCAATCATCTTGTCGTCCATCATCAGGTCGCATCCACGAAGTCACCGATAATCACGGAGCACTCAGTCGAAGAGGTCTCACCGATGTGACGGTGGATCTTTCCGAACGGAGGGTTCGTGCTAGCGGTGAGGGTGAGGCTTGCAACAGTGTCCGAGGAGAGCACTGCGTAAACCGGGGTGTTGACAGCGGTCGAAGACGAAGCGCCTGTGACGGGGAACCGGAAGGCTCCGTCGATAGCAACCGTCGCGTAGTTGTCGGGGAGGCCAACGCCGCCAGCGGGAATTCCGCTGATCGTGTAGGGTCCGACAGTCTCCGACTTCGTTGCGCCGCCTTCAGAGACGAGGGCAACGCCCGGCTGATGCCCTGAAGCCGCCGTAGAAACAACTGCTGCGCCGCTGAGCGTACCGTCAACAACCGGCCACACCTCGGTACGGGAATATTTGAGCACCATGTTCTCGGCCATCAGACACGCACCCCCGTAACAGTCCAGTCCTCGTCTCCCGAAGCGCCGAAGAGGCGTCCGTTCGAGGATTCGGTAAGAGCGGCAGTCTTAACCGTCTTGGCAAACTCAATGAGAGGCGTCACATCGACACCCTTACGCGCCTCGGCCCGCAGGGTCTTCGCGGCGTCAACCGGAAGCTCTGCTGCCTCAATCGCGTCCACCGCGGCATCGTAGGCACTGACTCGCGCCTCGACAACCTTTTCATCAGCCTCGGCCTGCATGGCCTCTGCCTGAGCGGCGTTCTCCTTGGTTACCAAACGGGTCAGAAGCGCCTCAAGAGCGGCAAACCGCTCCTCAACGTCCTTTTCCATTTTGATTTCCGTTTCTTTCTCCACAGCCGAGGTGACTGTTGGCTCTCCAGATTCACGCGCCATCTGGGCTGCGCTTTCAACCATCTGCTCTACGAGAGAACTTCCTGGCCTTCCGGGGTACGAAACCATATCGACCCCGTTCTGAACATCTTCTACAAACTTGGTGACGTTTCCCTCTTCATCGAGTTCACCGGCCACATAAACAGATAGAGCTACGTGAGGTGCAACTTCCTCAACCTTTTCGCGCCAAGACGGGAGGACTTCAATAAGTCCAACGAGACCCACGCCCTCTTCGTAGTAGGAATCCTCTGCGAGAAATCCCCACATAGCGAAAGGATCGGGCTCGCCGTTCTCCGTGCGGTTATGCGTCACAAAAGACTTCGCACCCTTACGAAGGGCAACCGGGCCGTATTCCTTAAGAACCGACTCCGAATAAGTACCGCTGGAACCGACTCCAGGGGTGATAAGAACGCTCTTCCACCGGCCATTACCCGCCTTAGTGGGAACCGCCGTGGATTCAGTGAGAAGTTTAGTGGTCATCCTGATATCCAGTTTATCACGGGGAAGAATAAACGTTCTAAATTACCGACTCGCGTTTTCCGCCCGGATCACTAATTCTTCGTACCGAGCCAAGAAATTCTCATTCTCCATCGCAACACGGACAGATTCGATATTGTCGGTACGAAGATCATTCCGAGATCCCGAATCAGAACCCCCCGTGCCATTTGACTGACCCTGATCTGGCGATGCGGCTTGCTGTGCTCCTTGAGTGCGTGCTACGAGAGTCGGGGGTGTCTTACCCGGGTCGCCCGGGATATCCAGAAGATCCAGAGCCTTCGAGCGGTACTCTTCGTCCGAAAGCGTGGGAGAGAGGAGCGTAAGACCCTGAGCGGCCCGATACTGGTCAACCTCATCCAGTTCCTCGAACCAAATGCGGGGTCGCCCAAGAGAGAAGAAATCGAAAATCTCTTCGAAGAGCGAAATCCATTCACGCTGCATAAGGCGCATGGCGTTCTTGTTCGCGGGGGCCAGGGCATTAGCGCTTCCGTACGAACTTCCAGCCGCGGAGGAGTCGTTGAGAAGGTCCATGTTGGACACGTTCCACGCCGCCGCCGCCATTGCTGCGACTGGTCGGGGTGAAACAAAGTCGTAACCGCGACCCGCCGTAGAAACCGCTTGAAGGTCTTGTCCTTCGGTCATCGTAGCCGCATTCCCGTGGCCGGACATACCCGCGATCTTAACGCCCGCTGACGCCGCACCCGCCGGTTTCTTAGAAACCACCTTGAACAGAATCTTCGCGAGGGATTCGTTAACGACCTTGCCGTACTGAAGGATCTCGGTGTAAGCACTCGCCCAAATCATGCCCGCTGTTGCATCCGGGAGGCCGAGAACGAAGCCGGGTACTCGGTTAAACTTCCGGTCGATAAGCGTTACATCCTGGTCAATCGGCTGCGTTTTGCCGTTTACCGTAACTGACTTACGTTTTGTGCCCGAGAACCTATTCGTGTAATACCAGACAACACGCGGCCCCTTCTCATCAACCTTCGGGTCCCAGGTGCGCTGATACATCCAAACTTCGGAGGGGTGGTCCGGGTTAACGCGAAGAGCCGTGATCTGATTCAGCGGAATGACGCGGGCGGTCTTTGTACTCTTATCGCACGCAATGAAGATATTGCCGTCTGCGAAGCGACCCCTCTGCAACTCTTCGTGAGCAAGTGCCGAGAAAAGGTTTTCCTGGTTCACGACGTTCTGATAGAACCGGATTAGTTCCGACTTACGCCCCGCTCCCCCCGAATCCTTCACACCCTCAATGTTTAGGCCCTTGCTCCAGACATATCCAGCGTGGAGGGAGGCTCCGCGAGCGGGAAGAGCATCGCCTACGACATGCGGCCGGATCTTCTCAGAAATCTCTTTCAGTTCGTCAAGGTCAAGTCCCTCAAGGTGCTCGCCTTGGGCAAATGCCGAAATCAACTGCCAGCCGTTGTCCTCCAGGGCGAATTGCATCCGAACTTCGTCAAGGCTCTCACGCAAAGAGAAGTTTTCACTCTCCAGCGTCTCCAAACGAGCAATGTGCTGGTCGCTGAGAATAGCCACAGAACGGGGCGTGTCCTCTTGCAGGGCCTCGTATGTAGCCTTGTCCCAGTCCACAGCGGGCATTAAGTCCTCAATTCGCGCTAATAGGTGCTTAATCCTAGTTTATCAGCCCGTTATTCTTAGCCGCGCCACTTCATCGGCATTCCCGCACCTGAGAGGTACTCGGAGAGGCCGTAGTCGGGGATTTCGGACCTGTCTTCGGACACTACCGCTCCCACCGGGAGTTGATTCCACGGGTTTCCGGTCCAGGGGCTCATGTCGCACGCGGCCATAATCACGGCATCTAGGCGGTCGGGAGATTGTCCGGAAAGGCCCTTCTTGATTTCGTCCTTCGCGGTAATCTCGATGGCTCCACGGCTGTTGAACTTGTACGTAATAGCCTGCAATTCCTCGCGCAAGCCCTCATCGTCGTAATCCAGGTCGATTTCACCATTCGTCATCTGCTTACGGAGACTGTCATGGGCATACGCTCGTTTTCGACCCCACTGAGTTAGGTCGGGAGAGGCAGAGCCGTTATCCCAGCCGATCAGAACATAACTCTTCGGGAAGAACTCATCCAACTCATCCAACATGTCATACACACCGCCGCCGACTCCACCAGAGTCAATCCGAACCTCCACCGCTCCGGATTCTTGAGCGAACTTATGAATGCGCCGGGAGGTCTCTACGGTGTCCGTTTTGCCCCAGTGATCTATGACGCGAATTCTTCCGCCGCGGTTAGCCGCAATAACTGATTCATCCTGACCATACCGAGCAATATCTACTCCAAGAATCAGGGGTGCGGCACCGTCATCTTCAATGCTTGCGTCGTAAGCTGTGTTGATCGCCGCCTGAGGAAAGAAAGCGAAATCGTCATCTTCGGGGAACTGCCCCATGACCTTCGAGAGGTAGCGGGCCTCAGTCTCAGACCAAATCTCTTTCTTATTCTCAATCCACTCGCGAGAGGTAATGGCTGACCGGAAACGAGCCTCCATTTCGGGATCGTTCGGGTAGACAACTTCTCCGGTCATCGTCGGCAACTCGAACGCACTTATATTGAACGTATTCCAGGTTCGGCCCTCGGGCTTTGTCTTATCCCAGAATCGCCGCCAGTACGCCTGGGGATAGTCAGGGTTCCCGAACACTGCCGCTCGTGACCCGGAACCCGTCGTCACGGCCTCCATCGCCGTGAACATGTCCCGCTCGATTGCGCCGCCCTCGTCGGAGAAGACGTAGACTCGACCCTTAACACCTCGAACACCCTGGAAGACAGCCATCTCTTTACCCTTGGAGGGCACACGTCCGTACGCCAGGAAGGTCTTGCCATTCTCGCCGTCGTAAATCCATTCCAGTTTCTCGGAGAGCCGCCCGGGGAGACTGTTTTGTCGCGCCGACGCTTGACCGAAATGATTCTTCAGGTACGCCCAGATAACCTTTTCGACCTGCTGGATGGAGGGGGCGGTAACGATGGATGTCACATCTCCCGGCTCGAACACAGAGGACGCCCACGCAATCATGCACGACATCTCCCAGGACTTTGACACGCCATTAGCGGAGGCGACTGCCGTCTTCGTCAAGGGTCCGTGCAACGCCTCCCAGGTGATCTGGTTCATCCGGGCGTAAGAATTGTACCCAAGAATATCGCTGCGCCAGGCATGATAATCATTCCGGTAGAGGTCTCTCTGGCTCTTTAGACGAATCTCTGCAAGCACTTCATTAGCGACTTCGATTAGGCTCATGGGAGGTCCTTCCAAACATCGCCCCGGCGTATAGCATAAACATGACTGTGGGTAAGGCCGTACTCCTCAGCTATCTGGGATACTGGCTCACCTTTTAGAGCCCTCGCTTTAATATCCCTCGCCTCTAAAGCACTAAGTTGCCTTCGACCTTTGTTAGGGGCTGTAAAATCCGTTTGCCCCCTCTTTGCAAGCCTTGCGGGATCATACTCGGGATCTCGGTACGTTTTATTCTCAAGAAGGTGTTGAATCGCGGATTCGGACATCCGGAATTTATCAGCCAGTGAACGACTCGACACCCACTCAGACAGTCTAAGATTTCGAAGTTCACGTACCTCATCCATCGTCAGCTTAGTGCGATGATGGCTGCCTGCTGGGCGGGAGGCTATGCTTTCGGGGTTAAACGTCGGATCGAACCAAAGTTGATTTTTAAGTATTCGGTCGATAGCTGTTCGGGTTACTCCATAGTCTGCGGCTAAAACAGTTGCCTCTTGGTACAGGGCTTGCCTCCGTGCCCTGATTTCATGCACCGTGGCCCAGTTCAACTTAGCAGATGGCCCACCCGATGCACGGTACTTCTCCGATAGCGCTGTCCTGGACTCCGGTGAATGGACCGAACCCCTACCTCCGTCGCCGCCGTCCGTAAGGTTCAGGTCAGCTTGCCCCGCACTACGTAAATTGGAAATCCAGAAAACTTCCAATTCATTCAGTTCGTTCTCATCATCGGCTTCACAGAGTTCGCGAATCTCCACGACCTCAGGATTATCTATCCTTGACCGTAGCCAACCCTGAATCCTTGTGGGGCGTGCGGAGTTTCGGGCGTAAGTCCAGTGGTTGCGCATCCTATTAGACAGGTTCGTTACTGTCTTACCTACATATCGGATTCGTTCCGGATCTCGGATGTCCAAGATTCCGTAGATGAGGTTTCGTCGCTCCATAATCCAAGCTTATCATACGTACATGCTCGTACTGGAGGTTATGACTCCCGCTTTGCCGCCGCTTCGGATAGGTTCCGGTTGAACACCCCGTAGAGTTCCTGTTCGTCCAGTCCGTGCTCGTCAGATATTTCCCGAACACCGGCCTCGATAACTTCGACCATCAGGCTGAATAGCTCTCGAACGCGCAACTGATTCAGGGATGAGACCGCAACGTCGTCCTTCGCAGAGGCCCGGTTGTATTCGATCAGGAGCGTCTTAATAGCACCTACGCTCGAATTTATTGCACCTGAGAAATTTCTTTCATCACTAATCTGTGCGGCCTTTTCGTAGGCCATATCCGCAAGCTCTTGGAGTTTCGTAAGGAGTTGTAGTCTCTGGAGTTGAAGGGTTAGCGGATCTACAAACTCGATAAGTTCTCGCTTCGCCCGCAGAATCTCCTCTGGGGTAACGCCAAGCTCGGACGCCATCTCTCGCGCACTCTTCTTGCCGATGTACCGCAGGACGTAACGCTGAACGCGAGCATCCTCTACAACTTCTACCTCGTCAGCCACAATTACCTCCGCTCTCTAGTTTACAGGGGGAAACCGAAAACCCCCGCTCCGGGGGGGAGGAACGAGGGCTCGGACTGATATTTTGCGGGTTATCAGGGTAGGGCTTATTTCTCAGTCGTACCCCAACCCCTCGTCTCGCTCCATCAAACGAACCTTCTCGCTCTCCCGCTTAAACAACTTCAGTTCAACCCAGTAGGAGTTCTTTTCTCCCACGTAAACAAACCCGCCAGGCTCCCGAGAAACAAGTTGCTCCGCCGCCATCTCGGAAAGCAGGTATTGCTTAATCTGATCCTCTTGAAGACGCTGAATTACTTCTTTCATCGGTTACCCCCTCCAACATTACTCTCCACGATATGCCGCCCCAGGTCCCTTAGTGCGCGTCGCTTGGTCCATCCGTGACCGCACCGGGAATGGCGCATCTCGGGCGGATAATGCCACTCCGCAAGATACCCGTTAAACGAACTTTTAATCGCCCGCCAGTTCCGAGCCTTGAACTGGTAATGGAGATAACGGATGGATCTCTGGATCTTACGGTGCTTGAGGTCCATAAGAACACCTACGGGGTAAACCTCGATATAGCTGTTGCTGTTCACGCCGTCTTCTCCCAAATCATCCTATCGAAAAGGCTCCACAACTGAGCCAGCCGCCCCTCTTCCCTAACCCGAATGCTCTGTGCCCTGACCGGATCATCGGGGTACAAGCGGTTGATCTGCTTCGTCATGCCCTGGTAGTAATCGTAGATCGCTTTTTCTACCTGTTCGAGCGTCATCGCTTTTTCTTCTTTCGCTTCTTAGACTTTTTCTTAGGCTTCTCTTCAGGTTTCACCCAATACGTTGCGTCCGCGGGAGAGCCGAAATGAATGAACGGGCGATCATCGTGCCATGTAACGAAGGTTGTCTGCGTCATTCGCGCTCCTTCAGCCGTCGCTCCACCTCAGACTTTATCCACTCGTCATGAGCCTTGACCTGCTCATCATAGAACTTAGTATCAAGAGCATCAGCAGCCCACCGCAACTTCAGACTCGCCTCCTTCAGCGCCTCTTCAATAACCGCGTCAATCTGCGCCTTAAGAGCCTCTTCGTCAACCTTGATCGTAATGTGTCGGTCAGGCATCGCTACCATTTCGGTTCGCCTTCTCTGCATCCTCGATCAACCAATCAACGAACTGACGAGCCTTTTTCAAATCGGTCAAACGGTCTCCCTTGCGACCTGCCCGCGCAATGTACTTGATTGCCGATCCAGAAAGGAAGTCCAGGTGGCGGGTGATATCAATGACCTGGGCGTCTCCGAACCTGTAGTGGGCGGGTGATACTGCGTTAGTGTCGGGCTCAGCGGTTTTAACTAAGGTAAGCATCCCAGGCCAATGCTCCTGACCGTAGACATCAATGATGTAATCCTCGTTTACGCCGGCGGGAACCCGTATCTCTCGAACCTCGAAAGGCTTAGTTCCAACTCGATAACTGGGGGAAAACTGCGACGTTCTCTGAACAATATCCCCGACCTGAAACTTGCGATCTTCCACGATAAATCCCCTCTCCTCCCTTACAATCTATCACGGGAAAAGAGCGAATTAGCCTGTGAGGCGGGAAATTATGCTGTGAATTGACTGGGAGTCAAAGTGAAAGAGGGCTAACGAAACAGTCCCGAAGGCGCGGTCTCTTCAAACCGGTCAAACCAGTCAGAAAGTTCCACGGGAGGCTCAGGAGGCGGGGGTGGGAACCCTCCGGTGACGTGATCGCGAAGCGTGCGGGTATACCAATACAAAAGCACTTCCCGGCGGGCGGTGACGCGGTTGTTGTCTTCCAGCTTGTCAATAGCCTCGTCGGTGTGCTTCTTATAACTATCAAACTCTTTCGACAGATCCGTCAAGTCTTTCCTCAGCGAGCGGTTCTCCCCTACCAACTCAGTCCAGGACGGCTCCCGGCGCATGGCCGCTTGTTCTTCAGTGGATTTCCTTGAGTTCTTCCACGCAGCACGAGCCGCAATCCACGCAACACCTAGAGTGGCAATCGCTCCCAGTACAATCGCCGCCCACCCGCGGATTTCCTCGCCCGTCATTCACTTGACCTCGCTAGACATTTTCAAACCCGTACGACGCAGCAAATACCACGCCCGAGCACTCGGAACCCCCGTTAACGCCAGCGCCGTAACAGAATACGCCAACCGGTCAGCATCGCCCGTCGTGAGGATAATAGCAACGGGGGAGAACGCATAAACGATCAACAGGATAACAACCGCTGAACTACTCCACCGCTCCAGCGCCTCCGTCTCAATCGACACCGACCCAACAGCCGCGACCAAAGACGCAATCACCATCAACGCGCCCCAAATAGGGGAGAGGTAATCCCCGCCGGTCAGGTTCAGCGAAGGGGACGTAGCGATAAAGACGGAAAGACCGAGGACGGCAAGCAACAGGTACTTGGCAGTCAGCAAAAACCGCGGCACAATGATCGGGGGGTTATCCCGGGTCGGCTCGCGTTTCTGTCTTTTCCTCATTGCCTTTCTAGTTTATCAGCCCCTCTTTATCCGTGAAAAGATCCAAGTAAGCAACAAGCCCTAGAATGCGCTGGCGATCTTCCTTCAGATGTCCGAGGCCCGTATTGCAGCCCGAACACAGGAGAGCCCTAAACTTTCCGGTTTCGTGGTCATGGTCCATATGAAGTCTCGTCGTGTTTGTGCAGCCGGGGTTACTGCATTTCGGATCGTCCCAAATTCGGATAAGGTCCTCAAGAGTAACGCCGTACTTTGACATCGCTATAAAGTGCCTGTCACAAACCCCGCGGGTCATCTGTGGCTTGCGGCATCCCGGTACGGGGCACCTGAGTTTACCGTCCACGTATTTACCGTAGTCTCGGAGCGGTTTAAGTTCTCCCTGGGTTCTAAGTTGCTCGTAATGACTGTGGCACAAGCCCGCGGTCTCGGTGAGGGAATTGCACCCCTCGAAGGAACACGGCGGTCGAACCTTGACAGGATGGGCAACGGTGGTCTTCCCCATCTGAGCACGTTTCCTATGGTACCCACAAACCCCTTTCGTCACCGCGTTACGCTGGCACCCCGGTTCCGCACAAGTCTTAGCAAACCGGGCTGGGTGATCCACGGGGAGTAAGTAGGTCTCGGGATCTATTCCGCGGTACTTCTTTTGGAAATGTGGGGCGCATAAAGCACCTTCTTTCCGGCTTATAGCGAGAACGTCACAGTGACTTACGGCGCAGGTCGGGTAGGGGTTGTCGTTACGGGTTTGGTCTTTCGAGCCCTTTCTACCCTGTTCGTAGTGCTTTGAGCAAAGACCTCCAGCGCGGGCGGGGTTGGGGCATTCGGGTGAATTACAAAAAATTTGGTTCATACTACAAGTTTATCAGAGTTTTCAACCTGTGGGACCTTTGTTGATTCGATGCGCCTACGGTGGGACCGCGACCCAGGAGACGGGTATCCCTTCGGGAGAAACTGAGACCTTTCGTTGCCCTACCCAACAAACATCCACCGCGCAACCCCCTTGACACCCCACCCCGCGTGTGCTAGGCCCATGCTTATGTTACGATCATGTAACAAACGAAATAAAGGGTTGACCCTACCCCCTAGCTGCGCCATACTAGAGACATGAACACGCAAACGGTTGAAGCTAAGTCAGTCGCCGCATTCGCCACGATGTTGGCCGCATTGCCGCACGAGACTCGCACCACGTTCACCGCTACCGAGAACGGCACGCCGTGGGCCACCGTTACCATCAATCCCCTGACGGACACCGCGCGTAGCATCTTCCCCAACTACCTAGGCACCACAGCCGTAGGCGACACGCGCAAGCGGGGGCAGGCAGGTGCTATGTTCCGCGGTGCTGACTCGGTGTCCGTTATCCGTACCGTCATTGCACGCGCTATGCGGATGGGTGCATGATGACCCGCCGTCGCCCCGTGATCGACACCGCATGTGCCCTTCTCGCATCGGCATTGCTCATCGCATTCATCCACACCGCTATTCACTGGAGCATCTAATGAACACCGCCGCCATCCTCACCCGCGTACAGCGACTCGCCGTACAGTACGCCGGGGCCATCGCGTTCGCCGCTCTCACGCTCGCAGGGCTCATTGCGCTCTACGTCGTGCTGGACCTCGCCGCTATCTCATCCACCAACGTCCACGTTGTGGGCACCGCGTTCGTGCTGGCGCTTGCCGGGCTGGGTGCGTGGATGGTGCATGCTGAGGTTAATGACTGAATCTGCGTTTGTCTTTACTTGAGAATCATTATCAATTAGCGCTCGCCGCTTGACTTACACACCATCGCGTAGGAGAATAGAGACATGAACGAATACACCGAAACATTCGCTACCGTTATTAACTCTGATGGCGACCGCATCGTGGTACAGGGACCTACTGTAGTGGAGTGGGCGGAACTTAGCCGAGACTGGCAAAAGACTTATCGACCCATTGCCCTAGAGAATGCGGCAGAGGCCGGGCTTATCGTCTACCCCCAGGGGATGCGCGTTATCTGGAAGAGGGGGGAGCCGTTCGCATGAGAACCCTAACCCGCACCGGTAGGTCGGGAGGCCATCATGAGCACTCTTAGCAATCTAATCGAGTTGGGCTGGACCGCTCGCGAGGGGGCCTTCAGCACCTATCCCTGTGACGTCTGTGGGTCACCTGCCACTTTCGTTCGCATGGACGCGCCGGATTGCGCTACACACGCGCTCGCGGGCGTTGGCGGGGCGCACAGTGACGCCTACGGCATCTATTGCGGGCCGCGATGCACGCATATCGAATACGTCCGGGAAGTTGAGTTTGCGAGGGCGGGCGTATGACTGATGCAAGTGATGGGTCCTACGCTCGATGCACTTGCGGACACTTAGTGTCCCACCACTACTCAGAGTCAGAAACCGCGCATTTCAACGGCTTTCTGAATCCGGGGCTTGCGGGCAAAGTCATCGAATATACATGGATGCGATGCGAGGGTGATCTAGACCCGCAAGGTGAGCCGTGTTCCGCGATGCAGCATTCCTGGTCGTACCCTGAATCCATGACACATACTGGCAATCTGTATCGGGTTTGACTGATGCGTACCTCAACCGCCGTATGAGGGCTACTCCGTCAAGGACGACGCCGGACGAGACGTGTTGGTCTAATGCTCACGCTAACCCGCACGAATTCAGGTGCGACAATTTACCTGTTAGCTGTAAAACAGGCACAGATTGACGCGGCCAAACGATTTCAAGAACACTTAGAACATCTTTCGCGTAGGGCTTGATCGGCTAACGCCTCACACGTTCGCTTTGCTCACTTGACTTTTCGCGTAGAGAGTGAGAGGATTGGGACATGAACAACAAATTCGTTATCACCTACTCGCGAGACGGGTATGTGCGAACCACTTTCAAACAGGGACTCAACGAGCTTACCGAGTTCATCCGAAACTGTGATGCGTATGACAGGGTATTGCTCCGAATCGAGCCGCTTGAATCCGAATAACTGAACAACCAAAAACGCCCCTTACCGAATGAATCCGGGGCAGGGAAGCGGGGCTCTTAGGGGATGGGGATTCTCTTAAGGGCCTTTCGGTTTTTCTGCTTGACTTTTGCTAGACGAACTGAGAGACTTATCCCATGACAAAGACAGAGTACATCCTGTGGGGCTTTCACCCGAGCTATGTAGGGCAGGACGATAAGCCTTACCTCATCAAGCTCGCTATCGGCTCTATCCGCGACTGTACCCGAGAAGAGAAGTCCCGCAAGGATCACGGCTGGACTACCGGCACCTATCGCAAGGGTACTGAGCCTACGGGCCTGTCCCTTATGCTCGCTAAAGCCCTCTGAGAACGCACAGGATCAATTCTCAGCCACTTAACCCCTGTTCTAGGTGTCGGTAGCCTAGGCGGGGGTTTCGTCGTCTTAAAACGCCTTCTAGCGCTTGCAAAGTCTTTTGATAAAACGCTTGACTTCCTCCCTCGCAACCGGCATACTTGACCTAAGACCCGCTGCAAAGCAGCTTTCACCGAGACGCCGGGAGGCACCCAATGTTCACCATCACTCGCGACGGACAGCCCATCGCCACCGCTACTACCGAGTCCGAAGTCCTGGCCTGGTTCCACCGGAACGTTTCCTACAGCATGCACCACGCCACGGCCTACGAAGGTTACGCCGTGCAAGACGATTCAGGTGACCCGGTACTAGAGCCCACCGTCAACGGTCGCACAACGCTTTACTACTGACGATGAACACCCGGCCTGATAGCACCGCTATCAACGAGTCCGAAGGAATATCTTACCCCCTGAACTGGGTTCGGCTACGCCAAAGGGAGGAGAGAATGCTCCGAAGTATAGAGCGCTCTAGAAGTAATCGTCATCCCACTTGTTCAGGTAATCAATCAACGCCCGAATCTTAGTGCGGTCCTCTTTCAACAAACCAAGAGCGACGTTACAGCCATGGCACAGGATGCCCCTGTTTTGTCCGGTAATGTGGTTGTGATCCAGATGAAACCGGCGCTTGGCATCTTTTGCAGGGGGCTCCCCACAAGACGCACAGAGGCCCTCCTGGGACTCAAACAGTTCATCCCAGTCTTCCGATGTCAGTCCGTAGTTACGTTTCAAGCTAGCTGATCGTGCTCCATCTGGACGGGATGAGGCATATTCCTTGCCGATCAGTTTGCAGTCATCACACCGACAACCCCAGTTGAAATATCCGTTCCGAGTGCCGTGCCTCTTATCCCCCTCTGGTAAGCCTTTTAGTTTCTTAGCCTTGGCATATTCAGAGGCCGCTTTCTTGCAAAGATCGCACCGACAATTCCGGTTTGTGTAGGTGGCATATGTGCCATGATTGAAGGTATCCATAAAATAAACCTACCACATAACTAGAGCCTACCGATGAAGTCTCCCAGTGCAGAGCAGTAACAACCGTAAATCCCTAACCCTAGTAATATAGATGAGTGAGTTATAGATGTATCATGTTTAGGGCCACAACTCTCCGTCGTATTCCGCATAAAATCAGGGTTTCACACTCATTCAAAACCGTCCCAAAGACCCTAAAAGTACGTCGAGGACCTCCGGACACCCCGATTTACCCACTAAACCGACGCCAAAATAGTTAGTTTTTTAGCCTACTGGGCCACACTTTTTTGGGTTAGTTTCCCTTTATAACGATTAGGTAACAACCAAGGATCTCGTGAAAAGTAGTGATAGGCTGAGGGTAAGACCGAAAACTACGAGAAGGGAAACACGCAATGGCTTATGTATTGTTCGCGAAAGAAGAGGTCACATCCTCTCCGGGAATCACTATCCTGGACACGTCCGTTACCGGATCCGACCCGGGAGATGCTGACGCCCTGGAGGTGGCTGTGAGCGAGATGCAGCGAGTTATGGATGTCCTCTCCGATGAGTCTGACCCGAAACTTATAGACGAGCTTATGGGAGCCCTCTCAGACCTGGCGGAGTTCATTGAGGTTTCGACCGCAACCCTGCGAGGTTTTCGTGCCTGACTTCACGCAGTACGTTATCGAACTGGTCGAGGCCAAATCCCGTATGCGGATCGCTAAGAAAGTGATTGCTGAACAGGTTCGGGCGGAGTACGAAGGACGGATTCTGCGTGAGATTTCGGAGCGTACTGCGAGCATTGAGGCAGATTTTGCCCTCCGGTTGAAGATGGCCTCTGCGGCGGGGGTTCCCGGCGGGGTAATCCGAAAGAACGTTCTCAAGACAAATGATTGGGAGCGCTGGACGAAGTGGCGTGATCTCGCGGAAATTGAGCCTGAGCGCGTTACTATCGAGAACGCCCGAAAGGCCGAGGCAGACGAAAAGGCCGCGTTCGTTTGGGATCTTGACGCCGGAATCCTTTACCTTAAGAAGGACGGGGCGGGTAATGCGTTCGATCCTATTGTGGAGCTTGACCTATCCACGGTACGCTATGGCCGGAACGTGTGGGTTATCGACGCCACGACTGCCGAAGGGGAGCGAGCATTCGACATCCTTTTGCGGGAGAGGGACGGCCTGATCCGTTTCATTTCCGACGAGATCGAACGAGCAATTACGGCAGGTACTTTCACCGCCCCGAGCAAGGAGAACTAACATGCAAGAAGTCAAGAAGATCCCGATGCACATGCCGTCCGCCCGTGAGATGCACGGCGATGCGCTGAGCATGTTCCCGCTGGAGATGATGCCGAAAGAGCACCAAATCAAGGTGGTTGCTTACGTGCTGAATAAGAAGGTCATCGACTCAGGAACCCCCGTAGATATCCATGTAACCGGTCACGGCGTGGTTTCTTTCCGCTTTACCCCTTCCCGTGCCTTTCCCGAAGCCGGAGCTTCCCGAGGCGTTTATGTCCCTTTTAAGGAGAAGAACTGATGGACGACACAGCACGGGATGAACGCCTAAATGCCGCTGTAAAGCTCGCAGAGGGTGCCACTGAGGACGAGCTAGACGCTTTGCGGGTATGGGCCGGTACTCAATCCCGCTTTCATGCGCCAGGGCGTTCTAAGCTGGCGCGCTTTTGGAACTGGGCGCTAGATACCGAGTATACAGCGTTAGGCCCGCCTCCTGTTTTTGCTATCGGTGTGGGCGTTGCGTTCGGTTTGTGGGGGGTCTTGGTTTTCTTTTTGTTCGTGGCTTGACTTCCGCTCCCCGCTAGGTCATACTAGTTCTAACGCCTATCCTGGCGAATCTACTTGTGAGGAGGAATCATGAAACTTTACTCTAGCCGTGTTCCGAACACCGACCCGATGCCGTGGACCGACTTCTATGGCACGCGCTACGCCTATCCGTTTAGCAGTCGTCCGATTGTCGATCTGGCTCGCGATGAACGCCCCGAGTTCGATCACGTCCCCGTCGCTACGGAAGGCGCTAACCCGCTGATCCTTGAGTTCCGAGAATTTAGTGGGATTGCGGAGATGTGGGTTAAGGCACTGGATGACGAATCTTTCATCGCGGAAACAGGTTATGCGTATCAGACTCAGATTGACGATTCTCAGGTAGACCACGCCCGTCGAGTCCTTACCCGCCTTGCCGCATTGGAGGCGTGATGACCTACTCACACGAAGAACTGCAACGACTGGCGGAAATCTTTATCGAAGAATGCCAGAAACTTGCAAATGACCAGGGCTATCCTTACATGGGCCGGGTAACTCGAAACACCTTAGAGGGTTTTCTGGAGTATGTAAAGCAAATTCAGACTGAAGGCGGATTGATCCAATGAACCAAACGCTAACCCGTACCGATGTTGATTTGGACACGCTCACCCTCATCATGAACGCCGAGCCGCTGAAATGCGAATCGGAAACGCACATCGGCGGGGACACGACTTGTTCACATGATGTTGCTTACTTGCTCTCGGTTGATTGTACGCGGCAGGACTTGCGAGTTTGCACGAACGTCGGGGAGTTGGCTAATGTATACATTGCTGACGGCGACTACGAATGCGCCCATTGTGACCGCGACATGGAAATCTGCTGGTCTGTGAGGCCGATCTGATGACTGAGAATGTAATTCATTGGTGTACTAAATCGGCTGGGCACTGGGACGACGAGGGCGTGTGTTCTTCTCACTGGCACCCGTGGATTACGATGCCCGAGGAATTGTTTTTCTGGCTTGAGGCTAACAAACCTGAGGCTTTGAGTTGGATTGAGAATTGTCTTTCCGAGTATTGACACCCGAGCCCTAACCCCGTAGTCTTGTCCTATCAGCAACGAGAGGAAACATCATGCTTGATCTGCTACACCCCGAGCTTTCAAACCGGATTCACGACCGACTGGTTAGTTACGGCAAGACGCCCGACATTCTCGACATCGACGCGCTTATCCAGTCCCATTCGGAGACTCTTCACGTTCAGCGCGGTTACCCGACGAACCTGGACTATGCGCCTGTAGAGTCCGAAGTAGAGGACATGGTGATGGATTCTTTCAACTACGATCCTGATTACGCACAGGGCGAACCGATGGAGGGTTACCGTGAGTTCTGATGCCCGTAAGGTTCTGGACGAGTACAACAACCTTTCAGCGACCTATGTCACTATAGTAGATGCCGACCGCCTAGCATTCGCTTTGGAGGAGACGTTGGACGAGATCACCACACTCCGAGCCGACATCGACGGGATCGTGTACCGCCACCCCGTCCGCGTCGAATACCGGGAAGGGCCCGAAGACGACGTCCTGCGCCACGCACGCGGAATGTGCCGGGCATGCGAAATGGTCTGGCGTGGAGGACACGAACTCCGGTCCCTCAGATGGCAGATCGACGAACCCAAAGCGGTGGGAGAATGACCGGCATGGAGCCCATCGAAGTGACCGAATACGAGGTGGTCCGGCCAGGTGACCGGCGCTGGGACATGACCACAAACCACGAGATTAGGAGACACGATGCGTAGGTATGCACTTACCCTGAGCGCGCTCGATAAGGAGCGCGCCACCTTCACGAACGAAGGCGTGGTCCGCGTCGACCTCCCGACGTCGGTCTGGCGCGATGACGGACGGCCGACTTCGGTCACCGTGAATGTCGATATGGGTGCACAAGATGCCTGAGCTTCACGACATCTACCTCGCCGCCTTCCGGGACCGCAACGTCTGGACGATCCAGGACCACGATGCCGGACTGCGAGCAGTGTTCGCGGCCGGTGCTGCGGCACAACGTAAGCGGGATCACGAGATTAGGAGCACGGACGCATGACCGATTCCGATGTTGTGGGGTTGCGGGCACTAGCCGAGGCGGTCGCGGTCGAAGGGCCTTGGGCGATCTGGCACGACCTGGATTACCAGGGATTCAAGACGGTGGGGGATGCCGAGTCGTACCGGCAGTTGCTCGCGGACGGTGAGGCGGAGGACTGCAATCCGGTCGCTCACGTCTACACGGACCCGGATGCCGAGTTCATCGCCGCCGCCTCGCCTGACGTGGTGCTTGCCCTGTTGGACGAGATCACCACACTCCGAGCCGAGGTCGCTGACCGGGACGCACGGATCGCGGATGCTCTTGATGCCGAGAGGCAGGAAGTAACAGACGGGTTCGCTCGTGAATGGATGCGTCTCATCCTCTCCGCTCCTGCTGTTCCTGTCCCGCAGGACAACCCCGAAGCCAAACAGGAGACGAACGGGGTTGAGCAGTGATTCGGCACACACAGACGATCTTCGTCAACGACCCGCGCGGCATACCCGGCGACTGCATGCGCACCGCCGTTGCGTCACTGCTTGACCTGCCTACTGAGGCTGTCCCGCACTTCGTTCTCTACGACCGCGACTGGTTCACAGCATTCACGATGTGGCTGCGGTCGCGCGGACTCACGATGCACCCGATGGCCGCTGGCAACATCGACCGCGAATGCTTGGCGATCGGGATGTCCCCTCGGAACGTCGAGCATGTCGTTGTGTGGGGTCCCGAGGGGCTGATCCACGATCCGCACCCTTCTCAAGATGGGCTAGAGGCGCGCCAGTTCTGGGCGATCGAACCGATGCCGACCGGATCGGAGTCTGAATAATGAGCGGGAAGTTGAGTTCGTGGCGTCCGGACATCGCTCGTGCTCGGGAGAAGCTCGATGCCCTGCCGGACCGAGCTGTCGTCATCGATGCATACGGCGACGCGTGGCAGAAGTCGCGCTATCTGGACTTCTGGTATCGAGCGTTCGACGGCGATGGAATCCCGGCGAGCACACTCGCCCAGAACATCGGCGTGGTGAAACCGGTCCATCCGTCCATTCCGTCCCCTGATGTCCGACCGAAGAACGGAGAGAAACCATGAAGACGCGGGAGGAACTAATCGACCTGGCAATCGGGGAGGTCGTACGCAACGTCATCAACTTCCCCGAGAAGGTGCAAGCCCGGCTGCTCGGGCAGGATATGGGGCCGCTGCGGAAGAAGCTAACCGAGGCGGTAGTCACGGCGCTGGCGGCTGGTGGTGTTAGCCCGACCGCACCCGACGAGACGGATCTCGCACAAGCGTTGTTCCGCACCCTGTACGACGCTGGGGTGGCGTTCAACTCGGGGGATCTGATCCCGAGGTTGACAGCAACGGTCCTCGCTGCGGGTTTCCGTCGTTCTCGTGAAGCGACCACAGAACCCCAACCCATCACCGACGCCGATGTCGAACTGGCAGAGAAGACGACTCGGGAGTTCGCGGATTCTGTCGAGTACGTCAGCTTCTACGACTACCGCAAGGCCCGTATGCGCGCTGCTCTTGAAGCGGTAGAAGCTACGCGGGAGGCTTCACGATGAGAAACACAATTCGAAAATTCATCGCGTGGTTTATTGCGGATGATCCGAACCCGGAGTATAGTAGGCTTGACAAACTCGACGGACTGGGACGAAGATGAAACCGTTTGTTGCGTACACCGCATCAGGGGCCAAGTACACCCGTAAGGAGGAAAGTTCCGGAATCCTTGTGGAGAGCCCCAGGATAGGACGCGACTATTACCACAATCCCGTTCTCCGTTCCTTCCTCATGGAGGAGGCCCCGAAATATTTGGATGAAGACGGCTGGGAGTGGCTAAGGAGTCTCTCCATCGCGGACTTACCGGTGGTGGGCGAACATCTTTACATTCAAACGTACGGCGATTCGGGCTGGCGGATCTCGACAGAAGTTGTTAGGGTGGAGTCATGAGCTACGAATCAAGCAGTCAAAAGGCGCTGTATAACCACACGCTGACTCACACGTTCTGGCCGGACGGTTACGTTCACACCTCTCTGTATAACGCAGAGGGTTGGTTCGTGACGAAGGCGGAAGGTTATACAAATCCCGGAGAGGGGATCGCGGACGTAATTTGCAGGAACAACGACGCTATTTATGATGAGAAGGGGTGGGTCGCGTGAACACAAAAGCAATCGGTGCAACGGCTCCGCTTAAGAAAGATTACGGCTCCTTCAATTCCCCGTACGTAACGGTGTTCGGAGCATACGTGCCTGTAGGTTTCCAACCGGGGGTCCTTGTATACTTGCACGATCTAGGCTACGCTGTAAAAGCACGGGGGCACGCTATTTCGGTGGCGCTGTCCGACACACAAGATCACGTAGCCCAAGTACGCTATTTGATCCACCATTACGCGAAAGGAACGTGGACGCCGTGAAAAAGACTAAGGTTCAAAAAGAAAATCTGGGTGCGTGGCTAGCAATTCTGGATATGGACGGGCTTATTATCCGTGCTGAGCGTGCAACTGATGATGAACTCCGGTCGCCTTGGTGGCGGTTTAAGGAGATGCTTTACGCAACGTGGCTGGGTTTCAAAGCTCCGCCGCTCTGGACTGTAGCCGGGCGTTCTTATAACCGTACGATGCGAGAGTTTGGTAAGGAATCATGACCCCGTTCGAAACCGCCCGCACGAACTTGCATTACTTTGCCGACCTATCTTTTACGGAGGCGGAATCTATTTTGAAGGGCTCGGGGATTGCTCCTTTGGAAGAGGGTGAAGAATTGTGAACAAGTCTCGATGGTCCATCTACGACAAAGATTCCGGCTTTGCGTTTGCCTGGTTTATGATCGAACATGACGCTGTAAATTTCCTGCGTTCCGTGGAAGAGGAGTCTCCCGAGATTACGTTCGAGTTAGTTCAGGAAACTCTTGGAGTTGTTGATCCTTGGGACTTCTGAGGTTGACTTTTCCGCAGGTCACCGCTAGGATTTAAGCATGAGCTTCACACCCCGCCCCTTCCAGCGCCATGACCTTGACCTGTTGAAGACGCACAACTACCGCGGTCTACTCAACCAGGAAACAGGGTCTGGCAAGACTGCGACCGGCGTGTTCTCGCATATTGAATCTGGTTCTAACGTCACTCTCGTTATCGCACCCGATCAGACCCACGGCACCGCCTGGTTGCCGACGCTTGAGAAGGTGGGACTTGAGGGCCGGGTTATCGGTAACACGGGCAAGGCGAAGAAGCAAGCCCTTGCGGACATGACCCTCGGATACCCGGGAGTCTACTTGGCTACCCCTCAGTTCCTAACCCGTGCGGACGTGTCGGACTGGAGTGGGGATCTGATTCTGGTGGATGAGAGCCACAAAGTTTCCGCGCCGGGATCTAAGGGACAGCGTAAGCTCGGAGGTTTTTCCATAAAGGACGGCGAGCCTTTGTCTAAGCGCTTTGATGGCCGGATGATGCTCTCTGGAACGTCGCTCCGTAACAAGTTCGAGTTGGCTTGGTCGATCTCCAGGTTCCTGTGGCCCGAACTAAACCTCTCCGGTCAGGTAGCATACGACAACTACTGGGGGTGGCTTTCTCAGTGGATGGATTACAAAGAGGTATACACCGCTCAGAAGGACGCTCAGGGCCAGCCGAAGAAGGTCAAGCAGTATTACGGTGAGACAATCCCGGGTAAGTGGCTGAAAGAGTCACCCCTAATTATCACTCACTTTAAGCGTGAGAAGTGCTGCGAATTCCACCCCAACGGATTTATGCCGGTAGATGAGCCCACGGTGCGCCATGAGACTATTCCACTCTTGCCCGCTCAGAAGAAGGCTATCAAGGAGATGGAGTCTCACATGATGACTTACCTTGAGGATAACCCGATGGTAGCGGACATCCCTTTGACTCAGGCCCAGCGCATCCGTCAAATCGCTCTCGCGGTTCCTTCGATTGAATACGTTGAGGACAACCCAGTCGTGACGTTCGCGGAAGATTGCGCTTCCCCGGCCCTTGATCGCGCGATTGATTTGCTGACGGATGAGATGGAAAATGAATGCGTAGTTGTGTTCACAGATTCTCAGAAGTTCGCCGCGGTTGTAACGGCCCGGCTGAATGAGGTGGGCATCTCCGCCTTTGAATTCTCGGGGCAGACCCGCGGAGAACGGGATGTAATGCTTTCCCAGCTTGGCACTAAGTACCGAGTTGTCGTCGGGGTCCTTGCCGCCATTGCCGAGGGCGTTGACGGAATTCAGCATGTAGCCAATAATGAGATTTGGCTCAGCCGGTCAACAGATGAAACAATCAACGAGCAAGCCGCCGGGAGAACAGACCGCAGCGGACAGACCAAGCAAATTCTTAGGGTATACCTGCACGACGATTTAGGGCTCAGTGAGGGTCGTTTTTCGGAGGCGGTTGAGCGTCGCCTTCTTTTGAACCGCAGCTTGCGCGCCGCGTAAAAGTCTGATACGTTACTTACAGGAGGAGAGAACATGCCCGCGATTTGGTTTATCGGTGACACCCATTTTGGTCACGCGAAGGTTTCGGAGATTCGAGGATTTGCCGACATAGATTTTCACGACCTTGCCATTCAGCGAGCGTGGAACAGGCAGGTAAAAGCCGACGACCTTGTTTATATCTTAGGTGACATATCCGGGGGCTCGCGTACTGGAGAGGCGCACGCCCTAGAGATTCTTGCTAACCTACCCGGGCGTAAAGTTCTGATTTCCGGGAACCACGACAGCGTTTCCAGCATTCACCGCAAGCCCTCACCTCACCTTGAGCAGTTCCGTAATGTGTTCGAGCGTATCCAGGATTTCGCACGCATTCGCATTGAGGGCAGGGATGTGTTGCTCTCCCACTACCCTTACGCAAGCTCGGGAGACGGACCAGGACGCTACGGAAGCCGCTACGAGCAGTACCGATTGCCTGACTACGGCGGGCTACTTGTTCATGCCCACACGCACCACACAGACGCATTCGAGGGCTCTTACACGGGCCGGGAGATGTGCGTTTCGTGGGACGCTTGGCGTAGGCTTGTGAACCTGGGAGACATTGCTCAGTGGGTTAAGACTAAATTTTAGGAGGAAGAATATGAACTCAGATGACTACGAAACGGTCGAGCAAATCGTTGAGTCAAAACTTGCGGCTGCCCTGGAGAAGATTGTAAACGCGCTGTACAGCGGCTATCCTATCGAGGACGCAATAAGTGACGAAGTGCGGGATCTGAGGATTCAGTGGTGAAATTCACAATCGGCCTTCTCGTAGGACTTGCCCTCGCACACGTAAATATTCCTCGCATCGTAGGCTATCTTTTCTCCCGCGGGGATGGTACGCTCACAGTAGGACAACCGAAATTTCGAACATGGATTGAGGGAGAAGAACGATGAAGAAAATGATTATCGGGTTGCTTGTGGTAGCCCTGTCCGCGCTGACGATTATGTTCAGTCCTTCGGCAGCACTCGCGAACGGGTCAGACGGCGAACTTCCGTACTCGGTTGATGTGACGGGCGTAACGCTGCTGAACGGCGCAACCTTCGAGGCGAACGGCCACGTCAATTTCCGAACAACTTTGCGAAACGGCGGGACGCACTTTGACCCGAACAATAATCAGCCGGGAGGGGCGTTCATTGGAGCATCCTTCTTCCCGATTGAACTTTCGCCGGGGGAATGTATTACGTGGGTACAAATTTCCCAGTTCAACGAGCATTTCGGGGAAGGCGGACAGGAACCTGTTTGCGCACCGGAAGAACCTCCCGTCGTCGTAGATCCCCCGTTTGAAGCGTACGAGGTGTGTGCGACGTGGTTGATTAACGCTCCCGCCCCGGAAATCTGGCCGAATCAGACGTTGCTTTCTCGTGAGTGCGGTTTCCTCCCGGTGCCTGAGTGCGTAGATATTCGTGTGCAAACGGATAAGTATTGGGTGCGAGACGAAACGGATGAGGCTTATTGGCTGGCTCTTACCGTGCTGAACTCTGGCGCGGATGACGCAACGCTGGAGCCTCATGACTACGAGGTTATCACAGTCCCCGCCAAGGATTGCACGGTTCCCCCGGTCGAACCCCCTGTTGAGGAGCCTCCCGTGGTTACCCCGCCCGTTGAGCCCCCGGTAGTTGTGCCGCCCGTGGTTACGGAACCGCCTGTTACCGTTGAGACGCCTCTTGTGCCTATCCCGGCAGAGGAACCCGTGGCAACCCAGCCGGTCTCGAAGGTGACCGTTGAGCGCTTGCCCGAAACAGGTGGAGAGTTCGATTGGACATGGTGGATGATCGGCGGTATCCTTTTGATGGGGGCCGGGATCGTCGCGGTCAACCTGGGAATGCGTAAGGAGGACTGATGAAAACTAACGATGTCGAGAGCTTTTGGGCCGCCCGAATTGGGGAAGAAGTCGAGATTATCCCGCGCGGACTTATCGAATCTCCCGATGATTACCTTCTTCTGATTTCGGGAACTCCGGTCGTTTCGTATAAGGATCTGTCCGAGATCGAAGACTACCTCGCCATTCACTTTCCGGAAGAGATTAATGCCTGATTATCCGAGCGTTCCAGGATTCCGCATCGTTGGAGATCGACCTAAGCCTGCGAGGGAGTTGTCGTACGCCTATTTAGAACTGAAAACAGAAGCCGCTCATGCACTCGATAAACTCCGGAAGTCCGTGAAAGAGAACGGGGCGAACTGTGTGGGACGGGCGGATGAGTTCAGCGGTGACAGCGACACGCTATTGACCGGCGAGGATGCGGAACTAGCTTGTGCGTCCTGCAAATCCTGGACCGCCTGCGATATCTACCGGCTGGTTGCAAGGCCCGCGCATGGGGTGTATGCTGGGGTTTCGAAGAACTTTGAGATTGAGGGAGAGCAGGATGGAAAGTCTTGACCCGGACCACTACGGGATCTATAGCCATAATTGGTTGTTCATTCACGCACTCCACCACGCACCACATGATCAGGTTGTTTCAGGGATCGGGGCTATGATTGCTTACCCGGATAACGCGGAGGAGCCTACGATTGCAACAGCCCTGGATATGCTGGGGCAGTACGCACTCGCCGGTTTCTACATCCCGACGACCGATCTGGATTGCACCGACCCGAGCCACGATCACGACGCGGTAGACTATGACGCGGATGATCCGATCACGGAGGAAGAGATTGCGGACTTTATCGCGGAGATGGGCGAATCGCCCGAAGGGCAGGGGATTGACTGATGACTAAGACGGCAGAGGAAATTTATGACGAAGCCCTAGCAGAGGCGGTTCGTATTGTCGTGCTAGACTTTTTCTCTGAGGGGATATCTCACAGCGAGGTAAGCGCGGAGATTGAAGGGAACGCAGATTTCCTAGACGACGTATACAAACTTGCCAACGAAGAACTAGACACGCTTTTGCAGCGTTGGATCGACTCACAGGGAGAGAAATAATGACAGAAAACGCACTCACCAAGGCACTCGCCGCCTTTCAGGCAGACCTTCCGGCGGTAACGCTTGATGGGTAGCGTGAATGATCTAGAGGAATGGCTACCGGTTGTGGGTTATGAGGGCCTCTATGAAGTCTCCAATTTGGGTCGTGTTCGGAGTTACGATCACTATGTCTTGCGGCGGTCGGGGCAAAAGGTTCTTTGGAGGGGCCGAGTTCTGAAGCCGAACAAGGGCTCTAAAGGGCATTACCGCGTGAGTTTGCACAAGGACGGGAATCAGATGTCCCGAGAGATTCACCGCCTAGTGGCCAGAGCATTTATCCCGAATCCAAATGGTTATCCCGTTGTTCGGCATTGGGATGACGACAAAGACAATAATTCAGTGCAGAACTTGCTTTGGGGCACGCAACAGGATAACATTCAGGACGCCCTTAGAAATGGGCAGGATTACAACCGACAATCTCATAAGACACATTGCGCGCATGGTCACCCCTACTCAGGTGATAATCTGTACCTCTACCCTAACGGCTACAGAGGATGCAGGGAATGCAAACGACTTTTCTATCACAAATCTAAGAAGGAGAAAACGAATGGTTAACGCAACGAAAAAGTACGGCTCTCTGACTGAGGCACTGGCAGCGTTTCAGGCGGATGCCCCCCGGGTAGACATGGATGCGATTAATCCGCATTTCAAGAGCAAGTTTGCAACGCTGGCGAACATGAGCACGATTGTTTTGCCGAAGCTGAGCGAACACGGACTTGCATTCTCAACCGGGGCCTTCGTGGAAAACGGCGTAATGATTCTGGACGCCCACCTTATGCACGAATCCGGCACTTCTCGGAGCATGCAGTTCCCGATCACCGAGACTAACCCGCAAAAGGTTGGTTCAGCGATCAGTTATTACCGGCGGTATGCTTTGGCGTCTCTCACCGGAGTGGTTGCGGATGGGGACGATGACGGAAACGCAGCGTCACAGCCGAGTGCTGCTGAACGCGCCATTGCCAACGCCGCTCCTAAGCCCCCACAGCCGACAAACCAGGCGTCCGTACCGGCGTCGGGTCGGGGAGAGTTGGCGGAGGCTAATGACCGTATCCGGGTGTGGATTGATGGGGACGCAACTCGGAAGAAGGAAGTGAATGACCGGATCGAAGAGTTGAAGAAGGAGGGCTCTAGCGCTCTGAAGGCTCGGGAGACGGTTATCGCAGAGAAGAAGATCCCCGAACTGAAGAAGGTCTAGTGGATACTCACGACCGCTGGGCTCCCAAACTTCGTGTCGCCGCCTCTGGTTACTCTGGTAGCGGTTACCGCATCCCGACACGGCTAGGAGAAGACGGAAAGCCGCTCTTGGTCCCAGGCGTCACAACGGTTTTGGGGGCCATTGAAAAGGGCGGGGTGGTTCAGTGGGCTGTCGATAATACCTGTGCTTTTTATGCAGCCAACATTGATGCGGTGCTGAACCGGACGGCTGAACAGACCTACCACATGGGGCGGTGGTATCACAAGCGGAAGTTCGACTTCGATAACCCGGAAACCGACCCGCACGACTATTCCGCAGGCGTACTCGATGACCTGGCGAACCTCGGGACTAAGACCCACGACTGGGTAGCGGATTTCATCAATGATTTATTCCCGGAGGATATTTTCCGGCCTGAGCAAGAGGAGATGATTACCGAGTTCGTGGATTGGTGGAACAGCCATGAAGTAACGGTCCTGGAAACAGAGGTTACGGTTGTCGGGGATGGGTATGCTGGGACTCTCGATCACCTGTGGATTGTGGATGGCGTTGCAACTCTCGTGGATCTTAAGACCTCGAAGAACACGCGCGGGGAGCACTACGCACAGCTTGCAGCCCTGGGAGCCGCAGAATCCATTATCCGAGAGGTTGCGGAAGGGGCCGAAGGTGCGGTAGAGTATGAATTGCCGAAGGAGGGCGGGAAGTCGTATTGGCGGGAGGAGCCTATTCCAGCATTCTCGGAGTATGCGATCTTGCACTTGCGGCCCACGGACCTGCTACCTTCCGGACGCCGAGATGCGTTCTGCACGCTGAAGCCGGTAAGTTCTGCTAAGGTTGACGCGGGCTGGGAAATGTTTCGAGGAGCGCTACAGGTTCGAAAGGGACAGCGACTTATGAAGATGGCTGAGAAGGAGGAATCGTGAGCAAGTACCGAGTGAGCATTGTCGTGGAGGCAAGGGACCTTCCTGCGGCGATTGGCCGTTTCATTTACGATGACGTGGGAGAGCCTGTCGAGAATCTGATTAGCATTGAAGGAGAGGCGTGGGACTGATGGTAAGTTACATGGACGCCTACAAGAGCAAGAAAGCCAAGCGGGCTGCGGCCCTTCGTGTGCTGTCAGATGCCGTTGATAACCGGCCTTTCGCAATGAAGGCGTATCAGCAACTTGACTTCAATGACGCAGTAGCGTATATTCTTAGTGAACTCATCAACAAGGAGGAGAAGTAAAATGGCATTGACCTATATTCGAAACGCAAAGGTGTCCCGAGTCTTTTACGAAGGCAAGGGAGCGGAGTTCGTGGAGACGTTCCAGAAACAGGACGGTAGCGAAGGATCAGCCAAGTACACGGCGTGGTTTGATGCGCCTCACGGGCTCTCTGAGGGCGCTGTGGGCAACGTATCCGGGCTTACGGGTGTGAAGGCTCGCATCTGGACGCCCGATGACGGAGAGCCTCGTGCGGTGGCAGATATCGTGCTGAACTCCGCCCGGTTCGAGACCGCAGAGGATGACGGATCGGAGCCTTTCTGATAGACTGAAAGACCCGGGAGGCGATAACCCGGCTTCTACATCGGTGAATATTGCGACCTTGCCGAGTCGCGTGTAGAAGAAACACCCGTCAGGTGGAGGACGAAGGCCCTCGGGTTGTAAAACTATCTGACGTACGGGAGTGAAATGGTGTCGATTGCAGAACAAAACCACAAGTTGGACTCTGCAAGACGGGCGTTCGATCCGCCCCACTTCCACGCGGAGAATCCTCATCTCCAAGCCGTAGCCGTATGCAAGCGGGAATGATCGAGGGGTGGCAACGCCAGTGGCACTGGTTAATTTGGTTTGAGGTTCGAATCCTCCCCGTTGCGCGTTTACGAAACTGATGTGAAATTTATTGAGGCGTACGGGGAGACGCGATAGACTGATATTCGAGGACGAGGGAGCACAGCTTGAAGACCGAACTACCTATGGAACACCGTTCGGTTGATATCGCCCGGGGGCTTGTAGCACTGGGCATTCCCGTGTTTAAAGCGCGCATTACGTCAGAAGGCGTTAAGGAGCCGTGGGGCCACAAGAACGGCCATCTCGAAGCATCCCTTGACCCCGGTCTTGTCGAGGATTGGTTCACTGAGAACAAGTCCGCACGAGTCGGTGCGTACCTGGGAGCCGCCGGGCTTATTGGGCTAGACGTAGACGAGAAGAACGGCAAGTCGGGTTGGGATTCTCTGGAGAAATCCTGGTACGAGATCCCGAGCACGTTCAGCTATGAGACCCCCTCTGGCGGAACGCACCTCATCTACACAGCACCCGAGGGAAAGAACCTGGCTCCCGCGACTAACTACCGGGGGATGCAGGGCGTAGACATCCGCGCCGGGTCCTCTTGGGTACTATGGAACGGCGATGTTCCGAAGAGTCGTGAAGAGTTCTCACCGGCGCCTGAGTGGATGCTGGATGAAAAAACCGTAAAGTCCTCCGAGTCATTTTCAGGTGGGCTGAAAGAGTGGTACGACACACTTGAAGTTGGTCCCCCGAACGTCGCTGTCCGCCGGGCAATAGAGCGCGTCAATAACGATATGTCGCATCAGGAAATGGTGTCGGCCACCTACGAAGCTATCCGGCTGGGTGCTGAGGCCGCAACAGGCGTGCCGGAACTGCTGTCGGCACTTGAGGATGCTTGGCTTTCCCGTGACCCCGGAGGGCACACCACGCCGGAAGATCGGTGGGAGTGGAAGTTTCATGAAGCGCTGTCATCGGGCATTGAGCGATACGGTGACTCTATTGAGCTACGAAAAAGCCTCCCCGCCTATGACATCAACAAAGTCCCTGCATCCGTCCCCGACAACCTCCTTACCGGAGCGCCCGGGGGCAAGGCGGAGTTTAGTGCCTTACTGCGGGAGCTTCAGCGCGCTACAGATGATGACCTTTTCGTAACCTCTGTTCTTTGGAATTCACCTAGGACCAGGGATATTTCCCGCGAGTGGAGCCTGGAGTTCGTTCATGAACGGGTGCTATCTGCTAGGTCAAAGCCAGAACCGATCCGGGAGAACCCCTCGCTTCCCGACCGTTCCACAAAAGTACAGATTCCGGATACGGTGGAACACGGAACACACGCCTTCCTCACCGACGAAGAGGTAACTGTCGTCAAGAGGACTCGCACGTTCATTGACGAATACCTTGAGGCATCACTTAAGAAGGGCTTCTCTGTTCCGGCGTACGATGTTCCCGCTGCGTGGACGGCTTTGAGTATGGCATTTGGGACGAAGGTTGTCCTGGCCTATAACGGGCTGGGGATTAATTTGTGGTTCATTGAGATGGGCGGGACGGGGACGGGAAAAACCAGTTCGATGAAGTTTCTCCGCTCACTTCTAGACATCGTGGCGTACGACGAGCAGGGCTATTACAACGTGGGTGCTTCCTCATCTCCCACGGCGATTCACGAAGAGTTGCTGATGCGGGATGGCCTGGCGAGCATGATCCACCACGACGAAGCGGCGTCTTTCTTCAGCGACCTTCACGACAGTCAGTGGATGAAAACCCTTGAGCACCACTTCTCTAGGTTCTACGACGGCGATGTGGAGCCCTCCAACAAGGTCCGGTTGCCCAAAGAAATCCGAGGGAAGAGAGCGACAACCTCTTTCGGGCTGAACATGTCGGCTACTCCGGATAAGTTGCTGAGCCTTGTCACAACAGGGATGTTCGAATCAGGCTTCATGAGCCGTGTGAACTGGACGTGGGCACCGGATCGGGATGAAGGGGATGAAGAGCGCTTTAACCTGGGTCCTACTGAGGTGGACGCACGCACCCGCACGCACCCCGCGGTGTTTGATCTGGCATCGGATCTGTTGTACACCGCGTACATGTTCCCGGGCGAAACGGTTGTGGGGGCAACGGATGAGGGCTGGGCGCGTCTCAGTAAGGCGGCTCTGGCTTACGATGCTATGTGCCGGTCCCATGAGCGATACGACGTTCTGCAAGGCCCTCTTACCCGCCTGACGGAAACCCTGGTCAAGTGTGCGGCTCTCACGGCTCTCTACGATGGACGCACGCAGTTCACAGAAACCGATGCACTCATTGCGATTTGGTACGGGACGGATTGGTTCTACAACTTCCTCCGGGTGGTTGAAGAAACCTCTGAGTCTGAGTTCAGCCGTTCTGCCAACGAGATTGAGGCTTATATCCGCACTCAAGGTGGTTCGGTAACGGCCACGAAGCTCCTCCACCGCTTCCGGGCAATGATTCAGCGAAGCCCGAGAGAGCTTGACGACCGGATCAGCTTCCTGGTAAACTCCGGGCGCATTAACCCAGACCGCAAGGATGGGACGACGACGTATAGTTTGAACGGGTCGGGTAGTTGACTTTTTCTGAAGCGCATGAGAGGATCGAGTTATGACACACTACAACGACAACCCCGGCATGGTTCGGGTGGACTACTTCAAAGAGTCTGGTAAGTGGTACATGACTGAGGCTCACGACATGTCGGACTTTTACGATGAGCTAAGCATTTACACGGCGGTTGAGAAGATGTTGGTCCGCGATGGCCGATATCTGCGACACTTCCATATCCTTGTGATGGAGCCCTATCACCGCAACGCGTATCCGGTTATGATTACGTCGGCGGGCAATGACTGAAGTACGGAGAGCCGACGACGGTTTTTGGCATATCGCAAGGGATGATCGCGGCGTTTACATTCGCATCGGTGTCGAGTCCCGTGACGGCATCGTTATCCCCGTTCGAGTAGCGCGGGAACTAGGCTTGGCGATTCGGGAGGTTTCGGGTGAGTGAGCGACACAACGGCGGATTCATTTCCGAGGGACCGCACAAGATGTGGCGGGAAGAGCCTAAGTTCTCAGGCGAGTGGGGATGCTTCAAGACGGATACGGGCTGGGAATATGTCATCAAGCGGCCTGAGTGGGCTTTTGAGACGCTGGTAAACAAGGAAAATGATGCCATCACTCTAAAGATGCAAGAGACGGTTTCTGATCTAACCTCGAAGGCTTGGGCTATTGAAGATAAGATCCTTTTGACTTCGGTAGTTGACATCCTTCGGTCTCGTGGGTACACTGTGATTGAACCGGAGGAGACCAATGAATAACGTAACGGTGACTGAGAAAGGCGGGGGACTATGGGAGACCCTGACCGTCAAGGACGACGTAATTGCGCGTTCTCAGTCAAAGCAAGTGAAGGGTGTAAACCGACACAGCGGCAAGACCTACTCCCGCTTTGAGAACCTAGACTCCACGATCTTTTCTTGGAAGCGTAACGACCGCCTCCGGGTCTACCACGCATACCGAATCCGTGGTCAGCGTCACTTCAACGATGTTACCGCGGGGGTTTTGACTGAGCCCTCCTTTTGGACTCCGAAAAGCATAAAGGAGGCATTTCTTTCCGCCCGCGGAGAGGAGCCTAATGCGGTTTTTCGGCGCGAGTACCCCTTGTCGGTGAATTGCTATGCGCTACCGGGGATCACCGCACACCTTCGCCATTCAGACGCCACGACGTTCACGAAGAGTCTTTTCGGAGTACGCCACACTCGGAAGGATCTTGTCCGGGCGGTAGGTGGTGTATTCGAATACGCTCCTAACGTTTCTACTGCCGCAGCAATTAGTGCCGCCCGCTCTCTTTCCGGACTCGTACCTACAGACTGGCTCGTGGACTGGTTGCCGTCCGTTGCTCGGGAATTCAATCCAGGTAATAATTCTGGAGTAAGTTACCCCGTGCTTCGCAGAATGCTTCGTACTGCCAACACAAAGCAGTTGCGCCGCCTTGTAACAACGGATGGAACCCTGTATGGGCTTCACGACTCTATTCGGTCTTTCCAACTTATCCGCGCGCAGAAGCTGGATTATGCCTTGGAGGATATTCAGTTCACCTCCTTTAAGGAACTCCACGACGCTCTTAGCCGGGATCAGCGTAAGCTCCGAGAGCCCGAAGTACCCGTGGCCTACAGGAAGCGCGGGAAGGCACTCGCTGGAGAGTACGGAGACTACCGAATTGTTGCCCCGCGTACGACGTATGACCTGATCGACTGGGGCCAGGACATGAATAACTGCATCGGCGGGTATGGGTATGCTGCGAGCACTGGAACTTCACTTCTCTACGGTGTTTACCAGGGCTCTACTCTCCTCGGTAACATGGAAATCAACCCGAAGAACGGCGACATTCGTCAGCTTTTGGGCAAGCACAACGCCCCCGTAGCGGATAAGGCTTGTGTTGAGGCTGTTCACGCCGCGGTTAAGGCTCAGTGGCCGAACGCAAACGTAGCCGGTGGGTGGCAGGGTAACGGCTGGGGCGACGAGTTCTGATGAGTGAAAAGATCAATTCGCAGGACATCCGCCGCAACCCTGAAAAGTGGAAGGCGCTTCAAGAACTGGTGGCGAGCGGTGTCAGTTTGACTGAAATTCGTCGGACTTTAGGCATCGATTACCGTAGCGTTCGCAGGCATTTTCCAGACTATCGCCCTTTTAGAGTAGGCGGGGGCGGAGAAGCCCAGATCATCCGGCAGGTAAATCAGGACTTGCGGCGGATCGACAATCACGGTAACATGAGCACGAGGAGGGGGAAGACGTGACGAAAAACTATGATGGCGTGTGCCCCAACTGTAAGGCCGGAATCCTCATGGTCAACACCTCCTGGGCAGAGTGCGTGAGCCCGTATTGCAGGTACCCGCACCCCTGCATGGGGATTTGGACCGCCGACTATGATTCAGGCTTGCTGGGGGTTATCAAGTGAGTAAGCGTCACGTATTCTTCGACATCGAGTCGCACGGCGTGGAGAAGCGCTACAGCATGTCCCCCCGTGAGTTCGGGAGGCTCTACCAGTACGCGATCAACGGGGGTCCTGTGATTCTCACCGAAGACTACGATGAGATCATTTCTGTGCTCCGATCTGCGGATTATGTGATTGGGCATAATATCCATAGTTTTGATTTGTCGGTGCTCTTTGGAGTGGACTCGATGGAGCCGCTGGAAATGACGCTCCAGAACCGCGTGATCGACACGATGTGCTTGGCCGCACTGCTAAACCCGGCCCCTTACTCTTTTACAACCCGGGCGGGACACACGTTCTTCGATGGCGCTAAGCCCGAAAAGGCGCTTAAGTGGCTGAGTCTCGATAACCAAGCGTTCAACCTGGGGCTCTCGGGTAAGCTCGGAGACCTGTCGGAAATTGCCGCAAGGTACAACCCGCCGAAGACCCCCAAGAGCAAACTCGACTACGGCGCTACCGACATAAACGATGAAGAGTTCCGGGCGTACGCGGTCCAGGACGTAGAAGTTGTTCGGGATCTCTACCAGAGTCTTCTTTCGATGCAGAAGTGGCAGAAGTACCCGGGGGACTACCTGTGGCGTGAACAGCTTGTATGGGCCATCAACGCCCAGATTACCCGGAATGGAATAGTCGTCAACCGCGAGGAAGCGCAGGCCCGCGTTGATGAGTTGGGTAAGCGCCGCGAAGAAATTATGGCGTGGCTGGTTGAGCAGTTCGACATGCCGACTGAATCTAAGCAACCCTGGAAGACCAACGCGGGCAAGGGTGCCATCATTAAGGCGTTCGAATCTTTCGGTATCGTGCCTGAGAAGAACAAGACCTGGACTCGAACCGCCGGGGATGCCCCCTCATTTTCGGGCGAGACAATGAAGACGATCTCGGAGGGTACTGAAGCGGAGGAACTCGGTACCGCTTTGGCCGAGCTTCAGGGACAGCGCTCCTTGGCGCAACTCGCCCTTGATTCCTGCTACGAGGACGGACGTGCCCACCCGGAGATTACCGCCCTCCAGCGCTCGGGGCGTCTCTCTGTTACCCGCCCGGGGCTTACTGTGTGGACTGCGCGAGGGCCGGGAGCCGTTGAGAAGCGGTACTTCGTGGCAGACCCGGGATGCGTGATGGTGGAGATGGATTTCTCCGCCGCGGATGCTCGGGCAGTTGCCGCGCTTTCAGGGGATGAAGAATTCGCTAAGCGGTTACTTCCCGGTGTTGATGCCCATGACGTGACGGGTGAGATTTTCTTTGGCGCTGAGGACTATCACGCAGACCGGACGAGACTTAGGCCGGTGGCGAAACAGGGGGGCCATGCGCTAGCCTACCGCGTCGGAGCTAAGAAACTCGCTACGTCGCTGGATGTCTCGGTTGCAGAGGCTAAGACGTTCATTGAGAACTACCAAAAGGCTTACCCGTGGCTTCACCGCTGGCAGAACCGGGTTACAGAAGAGGGGGACCGGGGTTACGTTACGAACGCATGGGGACGCCGCATGGTTGTTGACCCGGAGCGCTCCTTTACCCAGAGTTCAGCGTTGCACGGCCAGTCCACTACGAGAGAAATTCTGTTCGAGGGCCTCATTAAGATTGCAGGGGACCGGCCTTCTGTGCTACGGTGGCTTAAAGTTACAGTGCACGACGCCCTAGTGTGGTCTATCCCGAAAGACGTTGTGGAGGCGGAAGTGAAGTACATTCTGGAGAAGATGACGATGACGTTCGACCCGAAGACAAACGTTTCGCAGCCTATCGACTTTACTCTTGGGGTGGGGCCTTTGGATGCAACCGACTGGTTTGGAGCTTCGCATGGCTGAAGTACGGTACGACAACGGGATTTACTGGGTTGGAAACTGGTCATTCGATGAGGATGAAATCCACGACATCAATGCTATGGATGAGGCTATCGAAGCGTGGACGGCGTTCCGAGACTACGCGATTAAGGTCCGACTGGGAGGGCAACTGTGAACAAGCTACCCGACCCCGAATGTGAAGGCGGATACCCGTGGAGTCAGATTGATGCTATCTTTGACGTAGATACCGTTAAGCGCTTGGAAAAATTCATGGCGGGGCAAACCATGATGATCTGCGAGGGTCGTCGTTACAATCACGAGACGGGGGGATACCGTGAGGCTTGTGGGGGAGTTCCGCATGGCGGCGTTGTCTATTCGTGGGATCTTCAGCGATTTGTCGAGGGGCGGAAAGTCATTGACTAGTCGAGCGGATATCGTGGCGATGGGAACACTGTGCATGCAGTTGGGTTTGACACCTGATGACGTGGAGGAGACTGTTCGCTTGGGAGCGATTGCAAACTTCAGGGGACTCACCAGCTGGGATCTATTCAACCTTTGGAATATCAAGTGGAGGGCTCTTAATGAGTAGGACCGTAATCAAACGGGGGCACGCTGACTGGGACGACCTGACCGGCAAGAAAATCTCTTTCAATTGGTCAGACGGGTGGGAGGATTACTGGGTAAACGGTACATTTGGCGGGACGCAGGTATACGCCGAAGACCCCAGATACCCCCGCTACTACATTCTTATCGACGGCGGTGGAACATCTGTTTGGGAGGACCAAGAGGTGGAGGTTAGAGTTTATGACTGAATACATTCTCAGCATTGATCCCGGCCTTTCAAGTGGCGTGGCGCTCATCGGGTACGAGCCGGATAAGGCTCCGTGGTTGGAGAAGGCGTGGCAGTTTGGCACCGGCGTAGCGGGCATGAAGGCGTGGATTCGTAAATATTGGTCGGGATCGTTTTGGGATAGCTACAACGATGAGCCCAACACCCGGGGGTTCTATTCCTGGAAAATGGGCGTTGACGGACCTTTGGATTTTGACGGCCACATCGAGCACAACTACGAGAGTGACAATGAAGATGACTGGGAGGCGGAGGTCCCTGGAAACGTCATTGTTATTGCAGAGAAGTTCACGGCTCGGAACACGAAAGGCTTTTCTTACACGACGGCGAGTCTTGAGGCTCTCCGGGTAGAAGGCGGACTTGTCTGGGAGGGATTGATGCCGGACTATAGCCCCTCAGAGAAGCGGTATCGTGACCCCAATCTCCAGTACCTTGTAGGTGGCAAAGACTTGGCGGACAAGAAGAAGCGCCGGGATCGGTTCTTGAAAGAGTCCGGTTTCTACGTGACGCCTAAGGAACTGGGAGCACCGGACGCAAATGACGCAAGGTCCGCGATCTCACACGGTCTGAACTACTTGGCCCGTGAAGTGAAACACAAGCCTACCTGGAACCTCATTACCGATTGGACGGAAGCGAATGGCTAAGCTGACGATCACAGTAGACGAGAACGAATACGCGCTGTACGATTTCACCGTGGAGTACAACGGGGTTGCCTATTCCGCGGGCGAGAACTACACTAGCGAACAGCGGGCGATTGAAGCCGCGATACTGGCGGGACAAGAGAGGTGGAGTTTAGGATGACGCTCCTAGAAGAATGGGCCGAGAACGGGATGCCGGAGTATTACTTTGAAAGTCCCTCCATGATTGGACTTGATATGGGGGTTATTCTCCGAATTGTTCAAGAGCACGTAGACATCAAGATCAAGGAGGCTCTTCGTGAGCAAGCCAACAGTCCGTCGTAAGGACATCACGCTTACCGAGAGCCGCCGGGAACTCTATGACGTGGAGTTGGACGGCATGAGAACGGACCACACAACATCTTCGTGGACTGCGGAACTCTACGGAGCGCTATCAACAGGTGAGGACGTGAATATGAGTCGAACGGCAGAACACGCGGGAGAAGCGCTCCTGTTGCTTACCGAGGTTATTCAAGCGGAAGGGTGGGAAATCGAATGACAACGTACGTGCGGGTAGACATCAGCAACGTAGCCCGAGGGGAGTGGTTGAGCTACATCCCGTTCCTGGACCTTACGGTAACAGCTACGACAAAGGACGCGGTGGAGATGGAAACCTACCGGATCATCGAGCACTCACAGGGGATGCACTCGTTCTCCGTCATTTGGCAGGACATTTAGATCGCGTCAATAAGGTCTACGCGAAGTCCCGACCAGTGAAGTCCGTTCGCCACGACAACAGGTGCTTCCCGGTGCCCCAACTCCTCGGTAACGTATTTCAGTGCTTCGGGATCTTCCGACAAATCAACTACCCGGTACTCAATCCCCCTGTCATCCAGTCGCTTTTTCGTAAACCGGCAAGGCTGGCACTGGGGATTCGTGTAAATTGTGACCAACGAAAAGACTCCTTATGAGATTGAAGACAGCACATACCAGTCTACCAGCGGAACCTTCTGATAGGCTTAAAACTGGAGGAACTACATGACGTTAAGAGTCGAGACTAAAAACGCCGTCTATCTCGTGGACCGCGAACTGCATCGTTGGAAACGTATTTCAGAGTCCCACCCTCACGATTTTGATAACGAGTGGGTTAGAGGCGGGTTTACGCTAGACAGTGTGGGCAGGCCCGCATATGCCCATTTTGAAGAATTCCCCAACGGTGCCCTAGGCCGGTGGACAAGTACGGTCCTGAACGTCTCGGAGGAAACCGAATGACTGACGCCAAGATTCTATTTTGGGATACCGAGTTTACACCCAACCGGGGCTACTTCTGGGGCCTGTGGGATCAGAACATCCCGTACACGTTTGTAGATGAGACTCAGCGAATGCTTTGTTTTGGAACTAAGTGGTACGGAAAGAAGACGGTTGTCGTAGATGAACGTGCGGGCCGGAAGGAAATGCTCGCCACGCTCCGGGACACACTCCTGGAAGCCGATATGGTGGTTTCATGGAATGGTGCGAAGTACGACACCCGCATGGCAAACCGGGAGTTTATCCGGGAGGGCTTGACGCCACCCGCACCTTACAAAGAGGTGGATCTCATGCGCGTAGTTAAGCAGCGATTTGCCTTTGCCTCGAACAAATTGGATTCAGTTGCACAGGAGCTTGGAGTGGGCCGGAAGGTCGATACCGGGGGCTTTGATCTTTGGCGTGGTGTTATGGCCGGTGATGAGAAGTCCTGGAACAAGATGCGGCGATACCAGAAGGGGGACGTTGATCTTCTGGAGAAACTGTTTGAGGTTCTGAAGCCGTGGATTAAGATGCCTCATCCGGTAACTAACAAGCCGGGGATCGTTTGTCGTAACTGTGGCGGAACTCATATGCAGAGTCGGGGAACCGCAAAGACTCTCAACGGCGAATACCCCCGCTACCAGTGTCAGACCTGCGGTACGTGGAATGATGGACGCACACGGACTGCGGTCGGTGACGTGAAGATCGCGAACTAAACCCCCTCGCGCACGAGAAGGCCCCTAACCAATAATCAGGTTAGGGGCCTTTCGAGATCAGCCACCTCCGCTCACTTTTGTGGGAACGTAATGATGATCTCCTTTCGTGTTCGTTTTGTGAACCATCCTAGAGGGGTAGCGAGGCCCTCTCTTCCTTGTCGGAAGTTTATTCGACCGGCTCGATGTAACTCTTCGGAACCGAGCCAAGACCGATGTATGTCAGCCAAGTGTTCACGGTCGGAATCGCGATAATCGCCGTAAGGGCCGAGTTGATTGCGATAGCCTGAACACCGATAGCCGTCAGCCACTCCGCATCCCACTGGCCCTGGATAATCTGAATGATCTGGGGGATAAGCGGAAGTGCGGTGAGTACGGTCGTGAAAGCGGTTCGGAGCACGCGCTGTGTCTTGAACCAAATTTCGGGGGCCTGTGCCATAGTTTCTCCTTCTGTCTCTACTAGTTTATCACCGGAAAGTGCTCTTCAGGTGGGCTGAACGAAGACCTTGCTGAAGGCGTCGTCCACCGCGGCGGTGATAGCCTCAGTGTCCAGTTCCAGGTCATTCGAGAGCGCAGTAATCAGTTCCGTCCGGAGGGCTTTCGAGGAGTCCTCTACCGCCTTCTGAGTTGCGGCGATTGTCCGAGCCTCCGACTCCCGGAGCTTCGCGTCAAACGCCTCGATATCGGTTGCCTTCGCAGGGTCCAGAACCTTCAGCATTTCGATAATCGCGTCAAGGCGAGTGTTTGCTGCATCCGTTCGCGCAACAATCCCGTCAAGGCGCGGCTGATTCTCTTTCCGCTCAATGTCGATAAGGGCGTCCGTGGAGAAATAATCCCCCGTGGGGCCGTGCTTAATGAGGGCGTCGTAGACCTGTCCCTGCTGGGCGGGTGCAAGAGCCATGAGAAATCCTTCCGGTTCAAATGGTACCGAGCCCCCACCGGACGTTCCGGTAAGAGCGCTAATGATGTAAGGGTCCGGATTAATTGTGGTCCGGTTCGTGTTGTACGCTCCGTCAATGAAGCCGGTGACAACAAAGTGAAGGTGGGCTCCGATCCAAGAACTTCCGGTGCGTTCCCCTTTAACGGCAAGCCGACCGATCCAGTCCCCCGCGTTAATTCGTCCTGACTTAGGGCCTTCCCCGTCGAACATATGACAGTAGATTTCGTACCGCTCAACACCTGTCCGCCCCGTATCAACCACAATGTAGTGACCGATGCTGGAACTAAACCCGGTCTTGACAATAGTTCCGGAAGTCAGAGCGTAAACAGGCTTGGCGTATCCCCCTGCGAGATCCTTACCGCGGTGGTACCCGGTACCGTACTCCGCAGATCGAAACCCGTAGGGACGCCGCCAGTTTACTTCCCGCCAGAACTCAACGAGATCCGCGAAAGCCATTACGAAACCTCGATGAAGCCCTGAATGACGAGGGTTGACCCGGAAAGGTACGAGTAGTTTCCTGTAACCACCGGGACACCTGTGCTACTGCCGCCGCCAGAGTTCGCGTTCTGCATGGCCGCATAATCGGAAACCTCGGGACCTACCGGGAAGTGAGGGCGAAGGAGCGTCGGGGATCCCGTAGCAACCTGAGCGTAACCCCAGTAGTTGCGGTTGATCGTTGCCTGGTACGTCTTCGCGCTGACAATTTGCTCACCCGCCGTCTGACCCGAAACACCTGATGGAAGCGTGAAGGTGTATGCCCCCGCCCCGCCCGTGGTGGAGGAGCCGAACGTAAGCATCACACGGAGTTCTACGGTGTGGATATCCGTGTAGCGGTACCGGCCAAGGAGCGTGCCGTTGTTCAGAGCGGGTGCGGTTGTAGCTGCCGCCCAAGTGGGAGTGTACGTGGTCCACGAAGTCGGGAGCCAGTCTGTCCCGTCGTCAATCCACGAAACATCCGTGTCCGTCGAATACCAGCGCCGCCCGGCTACTCCCGCGGTGGGACGTGCCGAAGCAATTCCCGAAAGAGCATTCCGGGAATTAAGAGCATCCTGTACGGAATCCATGCTCGTCGCCCAGTCGGCAATAAGATCATAACCGTCTGCGGAATCGGGCGAATAGAGATTGTCTGGGCTGGTTATCATGGGGAGCCTCCATTATCCAGTTTATCAGGTTGTGAATGTCGCGTTCAGAACGACTTGCGCATTGGTTGTCCAACTGAAAGATCCTGGACTCCCGATGTAGCCGGAGATGAGAACCTGTGTTTCCGCGGTTACACTACCCGACCCACTATAAATCCGTCCCGCCTGGGATGTACCAGCTTGCCGCCCCGTAGTCGTTTCTGCGCTCGTGATAAGACCCGCAACCCCCATCTCGACACCTGCGGCCCCAGAAATCAAAGTGCGGGTAGCAAGTATGGGGTATCCAGAACCCGAGGTGTCCCAGATAATCGACACCGTAGACACCGCCTGTGCTGAAGCTGTTGACTTATCGGCGGGAAAAGAAACGGAAGTTGTGGCGATGGTTTGCCAGCTAGTCGTGGGGGTGAATCCGGAGGCACTCGCGGTGTTAAGAGAAGCGATGGGTACTGCGGCAAGGGCGGTCGCTGCGGTTGCTTGGGCTGCGGCAATACCCGCCTGCTGTTCCGCGATGAGGTCTAGTTGCCGGGCAAGACTCTCCAGAGAAGACGCCGTGGAGCGGTTAAGACCCGCAAGTTCCTGGGAGACAATCGCGACCCCCCGGGCATTATCCTTCGTCGCGACCTCTATGTCTCGCCCCCAAACCTCCGCCTCACCGGGAAGATTCCGGCGCGGGAAAACATCATCAACCTGCATAAAGACCCACCAACTCCGCTTGCTTGTACGTCAAAGAACCAAGGATTAGTTGCACATCACCGTATGTGCGGGAGGAATGGAAAGCGTCCACGTCGCCGTGTGTCAGGTCATCATCTGCCGAGAAAGAAATGCGATCTGCCGTTGCCGTACCCGAGCGCACCCGGTACCAACGCCTGGATTTCTTATCGTAAATTCGAGCACCGTTGATGTTTCCGAACACCTGATTCGTGAAGTCATCTCGCACAAAATCAA